CCTTCGCTCGGACTTCCGACTCTGAGCTTACGCTCTCACCTTCGTTCGAGCCTCCAGCTCTAAGACCATACGAGCGAGGTAAGAGCCGATCGCCTAATCGGCGATCTCCAAGACTGGCCTCCACCCATAATACTCGTCCGTCCTGTACGAGAGATCACGAGTCAAGTACGACGCTCCATAATAGCCACGAAGCACTCTGACAGTATACGTAAAATCTGTATGGTCAGAAACTTCTTGGCACCATGTTCTTGAACCTAAGTTAAAAGTATAATGAGTCCCTAAATCTCTATTTGTAAATCCTATATTATAATTATCCAAATCATCTGGAACATATTGAGAGTAATTCCACCCTCCAGTTTTGGCAAACTCATGAATAGGTAACATTAATAAATTCCACTCATTAGCTGGACCTATACTATCTCTGTCATCATCCATAAAACTATTAGTGGGATCATTAGAAGCTCCTTTGAATAACCTTACATTAAAAGTCACGTTTTGTATTGTAACTTGAGCATCTTGAGCTACTCTTGCAACTGTACCATTAGTTCCATTATAGCTAGTATCATTATCTAACATAAATTGCTCACCAGAACTAATTGTAGAACCAGTTCCATATACTGCTCCTTTTTGATATAAATGATCCCACGATATTGAATTTCTAATTGTTTTCATTGGAGTGTATAAAGTTTTTCCGTTCCATGAAAATTTCAACCAATCTACATCTGAAAATTGACTGTTTCCTTCAGTTATTCCTAATCTGCTAGCTAATTCATCACCTGTTATAAAATCTCTTGATTTTACTATACCGTAAAACCCAGCATCAGTAGTTCCTCGAGTTAATTTATCGGGATCTAATATATCTCTATAATTTAACTCACTAAATTTTTCATCAGCATATACTTTTGCATTATTTTCAGCTTCAGTGTCTCCTATATTTATAGTATTAAAGATTTCTGGCTTTCCCATTTTATCATCCTTCCTATATTAAAGTAAAACGGGTAGAATAATCTACCCGTTCTAATATTTATCTTTACCAATTACTTCCTCCACTGTCTTCTTCGTCACCTTCATTGTTTATTAATTCTTCTTTTTCAATTTCTTTGTTGATATCCTTTACAATATCATTATAGCGTTCCCAATCCAGCTTAGGAAAGAACTCCTTCAATAGCTCAAAGTTGATCTTCTGTTGTAATTGCGGATCAATGTCTCTATCATCACCTATGACTCCATTCTTGATGAACTCCACCACGTCATTAACATTCCTAATCTGATCGGAAAGATTATTAAGAGTAAGAGTAGTGGGAGAAGAAAATTTCACTTCAAGCAAACTAACTATATTCTTTATATTAGTCTCGTTCTCATCATTGTTATATATCTCGTCATTACCGTACTCATTGAAAAATAGTATCCTGTACAACTTAGTGAACCCTTTCCCGAAAATAGACTGGAAGTTAACTATGGATCTGATGAACTTACCATTCTTCATGGATAAACTTCTCGCAAAATCAGACCTCTGCTCGTTGAGGAACTCAGCAGGGATTCCTATCCCATTTATACAATTGTTAAGTAAATATTCAAGGAAATCATTCTCCATTCTCCTCTGCGGACCAGCACTTTCAGTTTCTATATCAAAAGGTGTGTCGCCGTTTACCCTAGGAATATAATAATCCTCGAATCTACCAGGGTACTTCATAGCAACGTCAGTATTCTTTAAGTCTTGCATACTCAACTCTCTCTGCTTGATGTCCCTGATAAGACTATTGACTGCTCCTTCCACGTCTTTATCCATCCCTACGTCTACGTAAAATTTTCTACGTTCCTTACGGATCAGGTTCTCCATCATGGTAGTAGAAAGGGTAGCAATGTACAACTTAGCACTAAACAGTATCTTCTTATATATACTTTCCCCTATATCAAAATGAACAACTTCGTTAGGAGCTAGATAGGTAACCTTAACTTTCTTGTTAGTGATGTAATCTTTCTTCACCAACTCGTACACGATCTCTCTCAAATCTTTATTGTTTTCCAGATACTTTTTGTCTATCTTCTTACCTATATTCTTAGCGAATATCTTAGATAAGAACTTGAGTTTCTTGTCAGAAGAGTCAGCGCTGTCCTTGAGCTGACCTATGTCTAACTTGTTAGTGAACAGGTCTTTCATCTCATCTTCTTTTCTCTGGTCGGCATCATCTAGTGCTTTACCCTCTTCTATATAATAGTAACCGAAGTTAGATCCGTTAACCATGATGTCGATTACCCTCTCTGGATCTAATTTCTTGATGATGGATTTATTGATGTCATAATCCACTTCTTTCTCATCATCTTCATCTTCTTTTTTATTAGTGTCATAGTTAGCGAAATCCATATCTTTACCAAGTTCAGGTTCAAATTCTTTCTTAGTTTCTAATAATTCTTCATATAATCCTTCCGGGCTATCATTGATTTCTATATTATTATTGAGAACAGTGGTAATTTCCTCTTTGTATTCTTCTAACAACTTCTCATTGTTTTCTTCCTCATCGCTATTAATAGAAATCAACCCATTTAATTGTTCCTTTTCCCTTTCAGTCAAAGCTACATTGTTCTCAGTTAATAAATATTTGCTTTGATTTAACTCTTTCTTAGCTTGTTGCCTGCTACGGAATAGCTTATCATTTCCGTCTTCGTTGAGCATCTTGTTCATTTCTTTATCTACGTTTAAAACTCCCAGATAATATTCACCATACTTAAGAGTGTCCCCAACTATCTCTTCCACTCTATCCTTTATATCGTAACTCTCAGTAAGATTATTTACTTTATTAGAAACATTCTTGTCCGCTCCGCTATCTAACTTCTCTTTCTTGTAGAATATATTGAATATCTTCTTAGTGAAGTCGTCAGGTGAAATTATATTATCTTTGAACGTATCCAGTGCTTGACCAAGTTCGGGAATATTATTATAAATCATATTGAAATCCCTATATAGTTCCGCTTTAGATTCTTTAGAGCTTATTAATTCCTTTACTATTGCATTGTCTGGATTAATTAATTTATCTACATCAACTAAGTTTTCTTCATCTTTACCATTTTTTAATTTATCTTTTTGACTTTTATTCTCTTTTTCCATATTAATTCTACTAAAATATTCTATGATATTATTTCCAGTAACGTCATTCTTTATATTATTATTAATCTTGGAAATGATATTATTAATGTATTCTTCATCTTTTTCATTTTGTTCTTCAAACTCATTATCGCTACCAAAAATAATTCCAGTCGTTTTATCTCTAATTTTTCTAATAATGTCTAAACCACTATTAGAACTCTTATCTGCCATAACTTTCATCATCCTTTCCTATAATAAAATAACAAAAAAAAATAGGGATTATCTTAAATCCCTATATCTATCTGAATGAGTAATATATTTTCTTAGTTTCAGTAAACATTTACTTTCTATTTGTCTGATTCTTTCTCTACTTAAGTCTAACATATTCCCTATCTCTTCTAAAGTTCTTTTATTGCCATCTATAAAACCAAATCTATGTTTAATAATAAATTGTTCTTTACTTCTTAAATATCGATCAAGAAGATCAGATATTAATTCTTTTTCAACAATTTCTTTAATAAATTTTTCATCAGTCATTTCTTCTTTTTTATCAGAAATAAATGTTATTAATTCATCATTTTTAGCAGCAGGACTTGAATGAATAGATGAATTTTTTATTATATTATTATTAATTCTAGATAAATCTTCAAGTTCTTCTATAGAAAAATCAGTAAATTCTGATATTTCTTCTTTAGTTGGTTCTCTATCATATTTTTTAGTTAAAAAACTATAAGCTTTATTTATTTTTTCTAATTTTTCTCTTTGATGTATTGGAATTCTAATAGAACTACAGGTGTCCTGAATATATCTATTAATTCTTTGTTCAATCCAGAAGTATGAATATGTTGAAAATTTATTATTCATTTCTGGCTTAAATTTATCAATTGCTACCATCAGACCAGTACTACCTTCTTGTATAAGATCTGCCATTTCAGCACCATCAAAACCTTTATAATTATTAGCTATATTAATAACTAATCTCATATTATATTTAATTAATTCTTCTTTAGCGGTTTCATCATTTTTATTATGATACCTATCAAAGAGTTCTTTTTCTTCTTCTTTAGTCAGTAATCTATCATGAGCATACGACTGAATAACTTCTTGAGACTCGTCATATTGATTTGGAGTATAACTATACATTTATATAATTTCCCCTTTATATTTATATTATTTATTAATAAATGTAAAATACTGATTTAATTCATAATACTTATTTCTTAAATAAAATTTGATATTGTACTTATCTTTTCCATTCTTATCTTCATACAATTCGATTGAAGCATTTTTAGTCTTCTTTTTGAATTTAACTAGAAAATTATAACCTATCTTGAAGAACACGTAGTTATCATCTATGGGTTCGCTAACAGATAACTCTTCACTATCCAGATTTAAATAAAGATCTGAGATAGCTCTTTTATCTTTCATTTTCTTATAAGTTTCATATGGAAAATCAAATTTACATATGAAAGTATCATCATTCATTCTCTCTTCTAGAGAGTTGTTAAATTCTTTTATCTTACTCAATATATTATACGAATTGAATTGCTCTTGAAACTTGAAGTTTATATCCTCTTCTTCATTAGAAGAATTTATATACAATTTGCTATTATCTATCTTAATAGTATCCACGTTTTTCTTGATCTTTTTCTTCTTAAAATTGTCATAGTACTCGTCACCTATCATCTTGAGCGTTGGTTTGTGATCCTTCAAGTAATCTATAACTTTCACGAACTCTTGTTGTTTGGTGGATCTACTACTTACATTATGAATATCCATAGTAAGTTTAACAATACTAGTAGAATTATCATTCAACAAGTAAGCATTATTGCCACATATAAAATATTTTCCACTATCAATGTTTGGAAAATTTCTAGGTTTCATAACTTGATTAATTTCGTAAAGGTAATCATTGAAATATTTAGCCTTTTCTCCTGTAAGTTCTATCAACATAAATCACTCCTTCATATTATTTATTATTATGTTACATTAATATTTTTGAGAAAAAGCTAAATATGAGTTAAGAGTTCTTTACTTTAGCTTCCATTATTTTCTTCTTCAATTCTAATTTTTCCTCATCATCGAAATAGTCGTTTTCCATGAGATTCAGAATAATATTTCTATTTATTTTTATTTTAATATCTTGTCTATCTTCTGCCCATGTTTTTTCATTCATTAAATTGCTTAAATTACTTATTAGATTATTTTTAATTCTTCCTTTTGTTCTAGCGTGGAACTTTTTATTAATTAATGTTTTTGATATATATTTTGAATAGAAATTAATCTTATCTTTATTAGAAAATAAATGATCAATAAACATAGAATTAGAATCATCAAAAGCACCAATAAAATCTTTTATAAAATTAGAATTATCAGTCATAAATTTATAGAATAAATTTATTAAAAAACTATCGCCAAATTTTATTTCATTTTTATTTAATTTATCTTCATATTTCATTAAAGCAGTAGAAATTAAATAGAAAGATGTTTTATTTATTTTTCTATCTTTAATTTCATATCCATCTACTTCTCTATCATTATAACTTGATAATACTTCAGTATTAATTATACTATTATAAATTATTTCATTAACTTTATCAATATCAATAGTTTTATCTCTATTATTGTTAGCTACTGTTAGTAACATATTTAAGTTTTTATTTATAGATACAAATGAAAGTTCATCTACTTCTTCCCATTCTGAAAAATAATCTTGAACGTATTTCTTTATGTCTTCTATATTATTAAAATTAAAAGTATCATCATTTAACATTTTAGGATCTTTAGTATTTAATAAATTAGTAAGTTTAAACTGTTTAATATCATCTACTATATTAAAAAATTTATTTACATCATTATAATATTCTTCTAAAAATTCAATTAATAAATTAACCTTAATATCTATTAGTTCGTGTCTTTCAAGAGTAACTTGTGATACTGTTCTTAATGGTCTTAATTCATTTGAAAACTTGGGAATATATTTCCCTCTGTCTTTCCTTTCCTTATTAGCTTCGTCGAATTCTTTTGACATTTTCATCAATTATTCCTCCTTTAGTTTATTTTCCATTATTATTTTTTTAATACTACTTATTTCTTTATTACTATAAAAACTACCATCATTTATTAAATTAGATACAATCTCTTTAAATATATATCGATAACTATTTATTTCATCAGATTCTAATAACTTTTTTAAATTATTTTTGATTCTTCTTACTGTATTTCCATGAAAATCTTTCATTAAAATAGTTTTACTTATATATTTTATATAAAAATTCTCTAGTATATTTTTATCATCTAATCTAGAAATAAAACCAATCTTATCATTTAAATTTTCTAATAAAGAAGAATCATCCATTATAAACTTATAGAATAAATCTAATAAAAATTCTTCTTTAAATTCGATGTTATCTTCATCTAATCTATTTTCATATTGAGCTAATGCAAAAGAATTAATATGAAAAGAAGTTTTATTTATTTCTCTTATATAGTCTAAAAATGAAGAATTAATTATACTTTTATATATTATTTGATTTATCTCATTAATATCTAGAGGGGTCTTATTGACATTCATAGCCATCCGAATTAATTCATTTAATAGATCAGCATCAGATATGAATTCCTTAACTTCTTTTTCTTTATCCTGGTCTCTTAGATTATTAGTTACATATAATTCAAACTCTGGAATACTATTAATAATTATTCCTTGTTTGTTTATTTTATCGTAAAAATTCTTTCTATCAGTAGAAGAAATTTCTTCTAAATAATTAACTAATAACTTAGATCTTACACTAACTATTTCATTGATTTCAAATCTCCACTGTTGGATCGTGTCAAGTTTAATTAAATTTTTAGAAAAATAATATAAATATTCACTTTTATCTTTTCCCATTAATTATTCCTCCCTTATAAAATATCCGACTATCATTAAAAGTAATATTATAATAATCCAAATCCACCAGTATTCGATGAACAACCTAAATTCAGCATACGATTGCATTTTTATCAATTCAATGAATCTTTCCATTTAATACCTCTCCTTATAAAGTGTATATTTCATTTCTGACAGTTTCTATTTCTTCAAGGGTTAGAGTCATCTCTTCTTTTTCTCCCTCATCGTTTGTCTTATATAAAGTGACTGTCTCATTGTAGTTTTTCTTTCCTTTGAGGTTCCTATTCACTATTATGATCTCTTCCTCTCTGATTTCTTTAAGTTTATCGATACTTTTAGGGTGGAATAGAGGAAGAGGTCTTTTATCAGTATCTTTCCCATATAGATTGGAATTATATCTGGCAATCCTCATGAAATCCTTAGAAGTATTAGTATTATCTTGATCATTCATTATTATATTGTGATTCAATTCATTCTTAAATTCACACATTATTTTATATGACTTGTACATGTCTGAAGATATCCTATCCCAATCTAATTCATCCATAAAATGGTAGCAGAGCTTAATTATTTCTTCATCGTTGAAATCATTATTGAATATAGCATTTTCTAAATCAGCATCTCCTCTTGCTAGTTTAACTTCCATTAAGAGTTTTTTCATCTTTTTACTGCTCATTAATTACCTCCCTTAATTAAATTGTATCTTCAAAATCTAATTTATCTTTAAATTCCTTTATGAATTCTTCAGATAAATTTTGATTATAATATATCTCCAACCAATCCAGTTTGTCTTTAAATTCTCTCATGAATTCTTCTGATAGGTTTTGACTACGGGATATACCAGTCCAGTCTAATTTATCTTTGAATTCTCTTATGAACTTTTCCGATAATTTTTGATTGTATGATATCTCTCCCCAATCTACTTTATCTTTAAATTCCTTTATAAACCTTTCTGATAAATTTTTGTAAACAGATATCTCCCTCCAATCTACTTTATCTTTAAACTCTCTTATGAAACTTTCTGATATTTTTTGATTATATGATAATCTATACCAATCTAATTTATCTTTGAATTTTCTCATAAATTTTTCCGATAACTTTTGCTTATGAGATAGCGTTTTCCAATCTAGTTTATCTTTAAATTCTTTCATAAAATCTTCTGACAATTTTTTATAATATGCTATCTTATGCCAATCTAATTCATTCATAAAATGATGACACAGCTCAATTATTTCTTCATCACTAAAATCATTATTAAAGATAGCATTTTCTAAATCAGTATCTCCTCTTGCTAGTTTAACTTCCATTAAGAGTTTTTTCATTTTTTTACTACTCATTAGTTAATTACCTCCTTTAATTAAATCATATTTTTTAAACCGAATTTATCTCTAAATTCTTTAATAAAATTCCTTGATAGATCTTGTTCATAATATATTTCCTTCCAATCTACTTTATCTTTAAATTCCCTTATGAACTCCTCCGATAATTCTTGACTGTATGATATTCCTGTCCAATCTACTTTATCCTCAAACTCCCTTATGAAATTTTCTGAGAGTTTTTGATTATATGATATTCCCTCCCAATTTAACTCATCTTTAAATTCTCTTATGAAATCTTCTGATAATTTTTGATTGTACGAAATTTCATCCCAATTTAACTCATCTTTAAATTCTCTTATGAAATCTTCTGATAATTTTTGATTGTACGAAATTTCATCCCAATTTAACCAATTTAATTTATCTTTAAATTCTCTTATGAAATCTTCTGATAATTTTTGATTGTACGAAATTTCATCCCAATTTAACCAATCTAATTCATCCATAAAATGGTAGCAAAGCTTGATTATTTCTTCATCACTAAAATCGTTATTAAAGATAGCATTTTCTAAATCAGTATCTCCTCTTGCTAGTTTAACTTCCATTATGAGTTTCTTTATTTCTTTACTCTTCATAATTACTCCTTTCTTTATACTTACAATCCTCCCAACATCTTTCTATTTGGTCCTTATTACATCCATCCGATTTAACATTAATATTTAATTCCCTATAGTATTTAGAACAATATTCTTTTCTAATATAAGCCCAACTTCTCCTTGGTTTATCACCCTGTCCATAGTATGGGGCTGTCTGTATACTACACCGTCTATATAATTTACCATCCTTAACAGTATATTTTAATTTTGGTTTTTCTTTTAATAATATAATATTTTTTATTTCTTTCTTTGGTTTAAATAGATTTAATAATTTATCTAGCATTTCTTTTACCTCCTTTATAGAATATTAATAAATTAAACTACCTTCATCATCCCACTTAGTATATAATTTGCAATTAGGACGAAGTATAAAGTACTTAATATCATTCTTAACTTCTTCATTCATACAATCATCATCAACTACAGTACCTATACCATTGACTGAATATTTCACTAACCCGAAGTCTAGCTTTTCTAAAGCTCTTCCATTTTCTTTAATGTAATCATTAATTCTTTCAACGGTCTCATCTTTAGCTTTATTCTTTTCAATCCAATTATGAATCTTAGCACCATCTTCCTTTTCCATATAATTGTCATCATTGTAAAGAACTCTGAATGTTACTTGGTCGGCTCTGAATTTTTCTTTGACTATTCTAAATATTTTTTCAACAGATATGTCGTCAAAATCAGAAGTAAGGTTGATAGAAATTCTTAAGTTAAATCTTCTAACTTTAATCTCTTCTACTAGCTTTTCAAAAGATAAAAATTTCATAGAATCATTATATTGCATATTCAATTTATTACGGTGTTCATCAAATGATGATATTGATAGAGAAATAGTTTTAATCCCCACGTGATTTCTAAGGAAATATAAATAATCTCCGTCAAGCATTACACCAGTAGTTTGAAGCTCAATTTTACTAAATGGCTTTGATAGTGACTTATTGATGCTTCCAAAATTCATTAGGAAACTCTTATTTTGTTGCGGTTCACCATTACCTGTTAATATTATAGTGTCGCACCCTCTGTCTTGAGCAAATTGTAATCTTTGTTTATAGTCTCGTTCATATAGATTATAATAGATATTGTTATTATTCAACATATCCTCATACTTGTCATTATCATCTACAAGTCTACTCACGCAGAATTTGCATTGATTGATGCATTTTCTGGTTGGTACTACTACTGATAAACTTTGTACTTTACCCATTTTTAATTCCTCCTAATTATATTTTACTGATAGCTGTTTTTATCTCATCTTCGAATTCATCTTCAAACTCATTTAAAAAATCAAGCGATAATGCTTGATACTGTACGATATATTTTAAAACTAATTTATCTTTAAATCTTCTGATGAACCTCTCTGAAAGATACCCATTAATTGATAATTCATTCCAATCTAATTCATCCTCAAAATAGTCACACAAGAAAATCTTCTCTTCTTCATTAAACCTTTTCCCTTTGGACGTTTCATAGAAAATTTCGAATTGTAATTTCCGTTCATCGTAATCATTCATCTTTACCTCTAATATAAATTTCTTCAATTTATTATTCACTATAACCACTCCTATTCTTTATAAAGTTCTACACAATCTTCTATCGGAATAACGTCTGGCATGTATTTATTCCCTATCAAAAATGGAGAATTTGTGACAATGAATAACTTTTCAATCTTTCCAGTATCGAACATGCAACCTATCAGGTTTCTAAGGGTAGATATGTGAAGACTCCTTTCTGGGCAATCTATGATTACTATTTTATCTTCCCTTTCATCCATTATATTTCCAAAGAAATTTAGAAGTTGCTCGATTCCAGAGCTGATCATCATTCCTTGGTCGATATAGTTAAATTTCAAATAATTACTGATATCGATATCCATCTTTTTTAGAAAATTATTATTCATTCTTTCTTCCATCAGTAATTTCTTGATCGATTCTTTGGAAGCTGTGAATCTCCTGTCGTGAGGGAAATATAGTACATTATTTCCTCTACCTTCAAAATAATCTTTAACCATTTCTAATACTTTTGTCTTTCCTGTCCCATTTTCTCCAGTTAATATAATCAACTCACTGTCTAATGGAAAATGAACTGGATGCTCATCGAATAGTTCTCCTAGATATTTCATTATTATCCTCCTTTTAAAATATAATGAAACCATAGATAAATTAATATCTATAGTTTCATTATTATAATATATATTTAATATTTAACTTAACCTTCTATTTCATTTACTACTTCTTTTATGGTAGGTAAATTAAACCATTTATTCCCTATTCCAGTCCAATCTTTTGATATTAGATTGTCTACAAATTTATAGCCGACATCCTCTAGTTCTCCATCTTCATTTTCTTGATTTAATATTATCTTTCCGTATTGAGTAACTTCTGATATATTAAATGCTAGAATTATAGATGGATAAAGTGAAGATAAATCAAAGTCATTAACATACTTATATATAAATTTAGAAGGACTACCATTTAATTCTATTCCCATAGGTTTATTCAGGTTGGGATTTGCCACAAAAGCTCCACGAAAGTGAAAGTTTTCTTTATTATTTGAACCATAAGTTTTATTATGATTATTTGACATTATAAAACCCTGTTGTTTGTAAAAATCTCTACCTAGATTCTTAAGACAAATAGTTTTCTTAAGAGCATGAGTAATCCTTGTCTTAGTCATCATAGATATCTCATAAAGTGTATCAAAGTCTTTGTTCTTCTTCTCTAATAAATACAATAAGAATGTATCAACCATTGAATATTTCATAAACTTCCTAAAATCTTTATAAGGAAAGTTCTTCATATTAACATTATCAGGTAGCTCTACTTTCTTGAATCCTATCTCATTTTCTGCTGTATAATCTAAAGAATAACTTTCTTTCTTGGTGAAACTTCTTAGATTAGCATATAGATTCATTTGGTCAATGAAGTTAGTATAGCTAGTAATATCTGCATATGAACTATTTCTAGTAGGTGATTGATTCCAGTGATCTGTTTTATAATATACCTTTTTGTATTCAAAATCATTAGGGCAAATAATTTCCTTTTCATCATAATCTTTCTGTCTAATTCTGTTTATACATGTCCTGATATCAAAGGTTTGGTTCCACATTTATTCATATAAAATTATTAATTTTATATCATTAGCTTATAGTTATTATCTATAAGATTAGACTATATCTTCAGATTGTAATCTGTTTCCTTTTTCCACTATATTTACAGTGTACTGTTAGTCGTTGAATGTTCTTATTGATTTACAATAAGATTCACTGCTAATTATCTAATATCAATTAGACTTCCTAGCAATTAAAGAAATTTAAAGGGACCTGAAACCAGATTAAGCCCCTGCAAAATCTGGTTTATCTGTATTAACCAATTTAAAGAAAGATGATATTAATTGAATCTCTTTATCATAGAACCTTATGTCTATTTCGATATCTTCACCGAACTCTTCCTTATAAAACTCTTTCTCTTCTTTCATAATTTCATCGATATTAGCTTCAGCTTCATCTATCAATGGATTCTCATCATTCCTGAGAAACAAACCAAATAGGGTTCTATGTTGCTCTGAGAAGTAAGACACTGCGTTCACTGGAGAAGGAGCATCTTCCTCGTCAGGAAACCCTTTAATATTACTACTATCCACCTCAATATCCCAATATCCTTTAGTTAAATATTCTTTACTCTTATCCCTAGGGTGATTCCTTAGAAACTTGTCTATATAATGATCCGCTATATTAACGTCTGACTGGTGGAATTGAGGGTAGAGATGTAACTTATTTAGCTGGTAATATTTTTCATTATCTAAGCAACTCTGGTAGTGTCTCTTACCTTCTTCTCCTGCTAACTTGGACATATCTTTGAACAGATCTTTGTACTTAGATTTCTTCTTCTTACATTTTTCCTCTCTTATCTGAGATACTTGTTGCCCTTCTCTGAATTCTTTCTTGGTTACATAGTATTCTATGGTAGGACTATCGATAACTTCTTGGTGTTTCTCTCCACTATCGATATCTTTATAAACCATTACAATTTTGTCATTATCTCCCTTACGTGGTCTAATATAATTAACATTGATAAATTGTAAATCTTTTTCGGACAATTCACATCACACTCCCTTGGCATTTTAGTTAGTAATTTGTTGTAAACTCTTTATTCAAAAAAATAATATATGATTGAATTCGATATTAAGAAACCATTAGGAAAAATTAATTCCTAATGGTCTTATATAATCATTACTGTTTATCTAAATACTCTTTTAAATCATTATAATTTTCATCATTCTTAGAAGGATTCAAAAGCCATTCTTTGAATTTATCCATCTCTTCTATAATTATTTTCATTATATTATTGTTAACAATAATATAATAAGAGGTGATAAATAATGTCTGATATTAATAAAAATAACCCTGATTTTGATCATGAATTGGAACTTATAGACGAAGAAATGGAAGAAATGCAGAAACTTTATGATGAATTAAAAGGGCATTTTGATAAATTAAAGGGAAATTATAAACACGGAACTTTAGCTTTTGTACACCAGCAAACTGCTAACTTGATTTCCCTTAGAAAAAATAAGATCGACCTCATAAAGGAAAGAGCTAGCATTAAGAAGAACATTCAAGACATCGATATTAAGCGTGAGAAGATAGATAAGGATGTAAATGGAAAAGAGAATTTTTCCAAAGAATTATTTGATATGATTAGGGGAATTGGAAAAAAAGAAAGGAATCTAGAACCAGACATAGATCCAGAGGAAGATAGAAAATCTGAAGAAAAATTGGATAAAAGGATAGAAGAACTAGAATAGTACAAAAAAAGTAATAATGAATATATTATGTAATTATAATATTTTTATATTCATTATTACTTTTCTTATAAATTAATTCTTTTTAGTTGTTTCTAGATAATCTTTAATCTTCTTTTTAGATTTTTCTGTTAAGCAATCTAAAGACACTTTTTTACACATAACTAACACCTCCATTATTATAATATTTTTCTTTCTATTCATTATAATAATATAGATTTAAATAATCGTTATTTACGGTTTTTTAATAAAAAATAGACACTAAGGGTATAAAGCTCCTTAGTGTTATATTAATTATCTATATTAAATATAATTTAATATGCGTTATCTAAGTATTCAGGGAATACTTCATCTAAAAATCCGGACTCTTCTTCGGTGCATTCTCTCGTTCCAATGATACTTATTATTGTGTTCTCATTATCATCTTTTACCGTATCATTTATTTTAGTTGTTTTCCAAATAAAGTCATTATTTTCAGTTTTAGACACAAAAACCAAATTATCTCCTTTTTTATCCAATAACGGAGATAGATCGATAGTATCTTCGTTAGCATCATAAATGGCTAACCTCTCACTATCTGAATTGTAAATTGAATATATCCTGTATCCAATAGCTTTCTTAGCCTTGCTCTCGTCTAGCTTATACTTTGTAACTTCAGTGTTTTCGTTTAAAGCTGGTTCGTGAAACTCTACTAAAAAAATATTATCTTTTTTTAACATTAAAATTCCCCCTAAGAATAATTATTCTTTATCTTCCACTACAATTAATTTATTTTCAATGTCCATATCTACCACATCATAACTCTGTCTTAAATTACTAGCAAAGTTAGTTAACATTCTTTTATTCTCTATATAAACGGACTCTTTTCTATCTTGATCTTTAAAATGTATAATAAATTCCATAATTATCTTTATCCTTTCTTTTATATTTATTATATTTTTGTTATGAATAAAGATAAAAAAAAAGAAGGAATTATATTCCCTCTTTTTTAGAGTTTAGTCTCTTCTCCATTATATATCTTTTGAGTTTCATAGGATGATTTTCTTCCAAGATTGTAATGCTTGTATATAGCAATCTGTATAACTCCTTCAAATCTTCTTGACTGGTGAGCTCTTTTTTATTATTGTAATCCTTATCCATGATTATTATATATTGATCGTTTAGATTGCTATCAGTCGTTAAATATTCATTTTCATTAATCTTTATAACCTCAAATTCATTGTTGAGGAAATGAAATAGAATGTCTACTATATCACCGAAAGCTTTCTTTAATTTTTTTCTCTTACTATCTATCACTCCAAGGATATTGATATCTGGAATACATTTTGTTATTTCTTTGAATTCAAGTTCATATCTCTCGTCATCGTCTTTGAAGAAATTAGTAAAAGGATTCAATTGACTTAAAACTTGATTCAGTATATTGATGTTGTATTCATCGTTATTACTAACTTTAAATACAAATTCATCTATATCATCTTCCACATTCTTAATTATAAACCTATCATTCCTAAATATTAAATCATATTTAATACTTCTACCCAAAGAATTTTTATTCATGGCATTATTAGCTATTGATTTCCAATTAATTCTATTTGGGTATATTTCGTGTAGCTCTACCAAACCTATTATGAATGATTCGTATTGCTCTTTAAATTCTTTAAATGATTTCTTTAATTTTCTTTTGGGTGTGAGCATTTAATCACCTTCTTCTAATTTCATTTCCATTAATATTTTCTTTAATCCCTTCATATCAGTATCTTCAATGCATTTAATGGTATCTATCATAGTACTTTCAAATTTTTCTGGATCTAACGAATGTAGATAACTGTTATATTCATGAATTTCTCCTTTATCTACTACTAATAGATTTTTACCTTCTAATTTAATATGAGTATATTCCTCATATGAATAAGAACCGATATTTAATATACTTTTTTCTTTTAATAATAAATATTTTCTTATTATTTCCATTGCATCATTCATATATTTATCATAATCATTAACAACATGTATTAATTTATTAGATAATTTAGCCGTACACACAAGTTTCACCATCCTCTAATATTTCTTTTATATGTTGCTCAATAACAAGAGAGCAAGTGAAATCTAATTGATGGTATTCAATTCCATATTCTTCCATTAGTTCTTTCTTTTCTTTTACTATAGGCTCTACTTTGCTATAAGAAATATTATATCTTTTATCAAAATAATCAACTATAATTTGCCTTCCATCAAACTCAATATAGAAGTCAAATGAATAATCTTCTATACCATCTATTTCTATATTATATTCATATTCAATATCATTATCATCTAATAATTCTTTTATTCTTGGGATAATATTATCTTCATGATAACTATTACAATCTAAATCAGTGCATTTTTGGAGGTTGGAGATGAATTCCTTTGGTGTAGTTTTAAATTGATGAGCTTCTTTATTAGGATTCATTGGATCGTGAGTAAAAATTAATTCGCTTTCAAAACCATTCCAATCTTTATCGTCAAAATCATACTCTTTCCCATGCTTAAGCCACATCTTTTTCCTAAATTTATCTTTATCCATTATCAATTACCTCCTCTTTGAATTCATCAAAATCTAATTCAAACCTCTTAAATTTATTTATGAATCTATTCATCTCTCTTTCGTAGAAATATTCCAATGATTTTTTCAACTCATCAATCTCCGATCCCGATAGGAGTTCTTTTTCTCTAAAGAATAATTCATTATTTACATATACAAATATATTCATTTTTCCTACATATTCATTATTACTATTAGGAGATATAAATAGATAACTCTTAAATTTAAAATTATCATTCTCATATTCATCTACATACTCAAACTTCTTTCTTTCATCTTTATTCCATTCTTTTTCTTTCCATTTAATTTTTTCCATAATCATTCCTCCAATTTTTGCCAACCAGTTTTTGACTCTATTTGTTGCCATACCCATTCATCAAACCAATTATCTATTAATTTTTCTTCTTCTTCACACCCCACATACCCAATTCCTGTTTTAAATCTAAATTTAGCCATGATTTATTCCTCCCATATATTATAATTTTTCCTAAATGATAATACTATTTTAGACCACTCATTTTCATCATCTATACCTTCAGGATTCAAATCAACTTCTAATAAGAATCTTTTAAATTTAACTCTAAGGTCACTATCTTTAATATTCATATTTAGATTAATGATAAAAAGATCACTTTTATAAAAATAATACATTATTTTTTCAAGAACTATTACTCTATAAAGTTCCTCATTAATTTTTATGAATAATTTTTCTTTTTCAAATTTCATACTATCTATTACATCATGTTCTTTAATATCTTCCTCTTCTAATAAATAACTGTTATTCATGATAGCTCTAGAGTTCTTAAGTATATATAAAAAATCTCCACTTATAAAATTATGCTTCTTTCCATCTATTAAATTTAATTTCTCCATAATATACAACTCCTGACTTATTTAAATTATGGATTTGTTTGTTAATTTATTTTTTATAAAAATTACTCTATTTATTTCTTTAATTTTAACTAACAAATATATAATAACCAACTTTTTCATATATTAATTCCTCCAAATTAATAATATGAAGCCTCAACTTTCAACAGAGTGATATTTTTTCATTCTTGAAACCTCCTAAATATAAATAAGATAGCAATAAGGATTATCATATCCTTATTGCTATTACGCTATTCTATTTTTAATTCCATCAAGAATTTCTTACCTCTTTTACCCTTATAATCAAACACTATTGAAAAATTATTTAATTCTAATATCAAATTATTTTTTCCGTTCACATTATCTGTATACATTTTGTGATAAGTTTTTTCTTTTATTAGTTCTTTTAAAAAATCTAATTCAGAGTCAGTTAAATTATCAATAAAGTAAAGAGCATAATTAGTTCCTACTTCATCTGGTTCTTTCACTAACTCGAAATATTGATAGAAGAATTGCTCTTCATCAGGTATATAAATATTTTTAGGATCAGATTCATGACCATAGTAATTTAAGTTAACTTCTTTCATTAAAACAAATACTTTCCAATAATCATTTATAGTATTATAACTATCTCCTCTTATTTCATAACCAGAAAGAAACTCTATATAATGCTCTTTTAAAAAAGTGCTCGGTTTATATTCTTCTTCAGTAAATATTCCATACAAATCATTAGGGATATTATAAATTAAGCTTCCTTTTTTAATATATCCTAAGTTTTTCATAACTAACAGCTACCTTCCTAGAACTCAGTTACAGCCTTACAATTCTTACATTATAGTTTTAATTTCTCTTTTTCACTATCGGCTTTAACCTTAAATTTCTCTTTAATAATTTTATTATTCTTTCTTGGACTATTTGTTAATTTAATCTTTCTCCCACAACCTACGCATTCCATTTTTACCATTGTTATCCCTCCAATTTAATTTCCATTAATATTTTCTTTAATTTATTTTTATATTCATTACCGTCTTTTAGTAAATCAAAAGAAATTATATGATTATGCCAGTACAAGCAATTTTCCAATGTTTTGATTTTGTACTCCTCGTATATAGGGCTTAGATTGAGTTTTCTATTTTTCACTTCTATCTCTACGGATGGTTGTTTTCTAATATATAAGTATTTATTACCATCTTTCACTATATTATTTTCATATAATTCCCTTAAATCTTTAGTCTCGTACAACCTTACGTATCTGAATTGCGAATTATTTTCAGGATGATACATAACTTCTTCTATCACGAAGGCAGTACTCCAGTCTATCCCATTCGATCTAGCTTCTTTTATTCTATTTATTTCCAGCATAATTATTCCTCTTCGTTGTATTTTAGTTTTCTCAATTTCCCTTTACTACATAAGTGACAATCAAAATCATTCTTTTTAGCAACTACTTCAGCTATCTTTACTCCGCAATTATTACACATAAAATATTCAGTCATTCAATCATCCTTCCTTATTTAATATATTTTTAATCTTTTTTAATACATTAAATTTGTTTGTATCATTTTTCACATTAAAAGACTTGACATCTATATTGTTCTCTCTCATATAAATCTTTAGATTATCGTCGCTGTCTAATTTAATGGTAAAATGTTTATTACTGTTAATTAAATCGAATTCTATATAATCTTCTTCCCTTTTGATGTTTTTAGTTAATCCCAAATAGGATAATCCTTCAGCTATGAATATTAACAGTTTTTTATAATTCAATGATCATTCCTCCTCATTCAATTTATATTCCAAGATTTCTTTTTTTATTATATTTTTAAACTCATTTAATACTTCTTTCAATTCTTCTTTTGTATATATGTCTTTTTCTTTTTCTCTTTTATAATAATCATCTGTCAGCATTTTATCAATACTAAGTTGGATGCTACTCAATTCAATAATGGAAATTGAAAATGTTAGATAATCATAAATTAAGTCAATATCAATAAAGATATTATTATATGATCTAAAATGGTGTTTATTGATAGTAATTTCCTTCACATTATTATTCTTTTCTAAATCTTCTTTAAATTCTTTTATTATTAAATCTTCGGAATATATAATTTTAATTTCACCACCTTATAAAAAAATAATAGAATAAGTATATAAATCACTACTTATTCTATTATTTATATCATATTTTATTTAATAACTCCTTTGTCTACTAACTCATTGATGCTTTCGATTTCATCTTCGTAGTCAGAAATTGAATTTTCGATCTCATCGATAAGTTCTGTGAAGAGATCATCATCTTTTAAGTCAGAGAGGTTAAGTTCTTTAATTTCTTTTTGTGCTTTAAGTAACTCGAATTGACTCTCTAACTTATCTCTTTTATAATCGAATTCATCTAACTGCTTGTCGATATCAATTTTCTTTTTTATCAAAGGTTCCATAGCTAGCTCTAACTTCTTGATCAGATTCTTATAGCTTTCTCTCATGTTCTCATCTTCCAAGTTCTCTAACTTTCTCTCAAACTTTTTCTTCTTGGAATTTATCTCAATTATTTTATCGATCAATTTTTCTTTGCTGTTCTTCAAATCTTGCTCTGCCATTTTAAGCTTACTATCAATACTCAATTTCTTCTTCATAATGTCGTTTCCCTTAGCTTGAAAATAAGTTTTAATTTTCTTAATAATCATTATCTAATTCCTCCTAATTATTTTTTATAATTTTTATTTGACTCATTATAATAATATATCTTTGATAGTTATATTAAATATTTTGATATTCTTCTATAAACTTTTTATATTCATCTTCATCTAATTTAAGATTATTAATATCTTCTTTTTCTTTTGATAAAGCGTAATCATGAGCATCTTCCGAAATATAATAATTTTGAAATAGTAAATTCTCCCTAATTTCATGTTTAAGTATAACTATAAATATTTTTTCATTATAGTTTAATATAAATTGAGGAATTTCTATGACTGCTTTTGTTATTTTATGACTAGATTCTCTAGTATAATTTTTTGGTTCTCCTTTTTTATCATTTATTATTTTAATTGTAGGTTTTAATTCAAATTCCATATCTAATTCTTTTTCTATTTCATTTAAATATTTATTATATTTCATTAATTATTCATCTCCTTTTCTTTTTGAATGAATGGATTCATATTATATATTACTGTTAGCTGGTAATTAAAACATAAAATATTAAATTCAAAATTAATGTAGCAATCAGTGAATTTAAAATTAACTCCAAACATCAAAGCTCTGATGATGTTAAAGTAAGATTGAATCCTATACATTCTAGTCTCTCCATTGTAAAATATCTCATAAGACTTATGATAAAAGCTATAGTGATAGCCAGGTGTTTCAATAAATAATTTTTCTACTAAAAAAGACAATAACAAAAATATAAGTAATACTATACCAATATTCATAATGATCACTCCTTTTAATTTTTCTCCCTTATCCCCTGCATAGGATAAGGGAGTTTTATATCAATTATTTCAGTATTCTAGTCAGTAAACTTTCTTTACTGATTTCCTTCTTTATCTTTTCGAATTCTTCTTCAGTAATCTTAACTTGATCTATCTCACCAAAACATCTCTGGGTGATGGTAACATACCCATCCATATTAGTTACTGCTAGGTCTTTATTTATTTTCCCCATTATCAGAACCACTCCTCTTTTCTTCATGAGCTTTAACCCATTGTTTAACTTCTTCTTCACTACCCCAACAATCCATAGGTATTTCATTATAAACATATCTAACAATATCTTCTAATGCATTTAAATTTTCTAAATCTGCTCTTGAAAAAGCTTCTACTAATTTATTTTCAAGAACAGCAGTAAGAAAGTCACCAGGAATCATTCCATCTGTTACATATCTATTAATTGATCTAATAGTTCTATCTGGAACACTCTTATAAGATTCTTTCATAATTAATCCTCCTATTATAATGCTTTAGAGGGGTCATAGATAATCCCTCTAAATATATTTTATTTACAGATTTAATAATTCAATTAATTCATCTTCATCAATAATTGGTTTTTCAAGATTTCTAGCCTTTTTAGCTTTAGATGAACTAGAGTTTTTATTATTAGTAATTAAATAATCTACATTACTACTCATTCCAGAGACTACAGAATGTCCTTTCTGTTCTAATTCCTCCTTCAATGCTTTCCTATTAGACCAATTATTTAATCCACCTGTAATACAGAACTTATAAGTTTCATTAGCAACATCAAGAGATTCTTTGAATGATTTAATATCTAAATGATAGTCTTTCAATGATATCAATAAATCTCTATTAGTTTCTAAACCATGGATTAATTTATTCGCCATAATATCAGAGAATCCATGTATTTCTACTATTTTATCTTCTAACTTATTTTTGTCAAATAAGTCCAGAATTTCCTCTAGTGTAAAGTGCTTTAGTAGCTCTTTGCTGTGAGTTTTACCCCAGTGAGAAATGTTCATTCCAGCTAATACTTCGTAATCCCAAGGTTCAGATCTTCTCTCTAGCCAGTCCTTGAGGTTCTCTGCTGTCTTCTCCCCTAGACCTTCGATATCTTTTATCTTGTCGTAATCCATAGTATAGAGATCCTCTATTCCTTCTAATAGGTCGGCTTTGTATATTTTTTCTAATGTATTTTGTTTGAAGCCTTTAATATCTAAGTATCTAAGGTAGTTGACTATCTTTCCCACTTTTCCGTTCATGCAATCTGGATTATCGCAAAACACAAAAGTCTCATTATCATTCACATACAACTCTTCACCACAAACTGGACAGCATTGGATAAATTCAAATGGTTCAACTTCTGGTTGGACTGAGTCATCCATCTTCTGTATATATGTGAGTACCTCGTTTCTGAGTTGTATTATCACCCTTGTGCCCTTACCAATGGGTTGCATATTTTGAAACCGTTTGTAATTAGAAATTGACTGATATTGATAGGTAGCTCCATTAAATTCTACAGGTTCGAAAGCTAGGGTGGGATTTATACGATTGGTGACACCTTGCATATCAAAACGTATGCCAGTTATAGTTGATTCTTTTTCCAAATACGGAAATTTAAGAGCAATAGAATAATTAGGAATATCATCATTCTTCCACCCTAATGAATGTCTATATGAATCTTCTAATATTTCTATAACTAGACCGTCAATCATATAATCCATTTCTGTCCTTTTTCTGCTATAATCATTATACATCTCTTCTAATATTTCTAACATTTCATCTTTAGATTTGGAATTAATTCCTTCTATGATAGTAGCTGAATTAGAAAAGTTATTATCTGGATAGATTTCTTCTATTAAATCTAACTCCTCTTCTCTAGTCAAATCTCTTTCTTTACTCTCTATACCAAGCGGGACTAAGGTGAAGTATTCATAGAAGTCAGCTGCATTATCGTCTCCTAACTTCCCTGCAACCAAACTTCTAGGATTAGCGTAATTTTTATCAGGGTTTTCTTCATTAATCTTATCGAAGTCTTCATAATCAATTATTACCTCATATCTAATACCAATATGTTCATTAGTATTAATAGTATGATCTTTAAATACATGAGTAAGATCCATTCCTTTTTGATCTCTTCCACGTGTGAGTGCTTGAACCACTTCTCCTCCATAAAACTCAATAGTAATAGAATTACCATCAAATTTCTCACTGACAACTATCGAAGGGTAAGCCGAACTTAATTTCTTATTAATCTTATCATACCACTCTTCGAATTCTTCTAAGGTATTCTTCTTTTCTAGAGTTCCTACAAGATTGAACTTGTGTTCTGACTCCACTATACCTTTATCTTTAGGTGGTTCTGCTCCCACAGGAAGTTTCTCATCCATGATTCCTTCCCATTTTTCTCTTAATTCATCATAAAGAGTATCTGTTATTATCTTAGTATTAGTATTATAGTATGCTTTATTAGCTTGGATTAAAAATTCTTTCATTTCATCATAAACTTCTTCATCCATTTCACCATTCTCATATTGTTCATTAAACCCATCAATTAATTCTTTACTTGGATCTCTCATTAATAATTCCTCCTTTATTTTTCTCTTAATTTACTTTCCATCTCAAATTTCTTAAGATCATTCTCACTTAAATCTAGCTTTTTTATTATTTTTAAATATACTTCATATACAGCTAATAATGGTAGGTTTTTATATCTTTTATTAGCAAAATATAATCCACCTCTTGTATATAGGATTAATGTTTTTACATAATAACTATCTTCTATTAATATAGAATTTTCTAAAGAATAAATATATTTTTGATTAGTTTCTTGTTCCCCATGTTTTACTATAATACTTGATATAATATGTTTTATTTTTTCTCTGTCCTTATTATAATCCGTTAAATTAGAATATACTTTTTCCATTTTTTCAATTGAATGACTTTTAATAATAATTCCTCCTTTTTAATGAACTTCCATATTCATTTCTTTAAATTTGAAATATAAATTTACCCACTCGTCAAAGTCTTTCTTATGGACAGTCACTAAGTCAGATATTCCTTTAGAATAATAGTATATTACCTCTCCAGTAGGCATATCATATTTATCTTCAAACTCATCCATCTTATCTAAAACTTCATCAAAATCTTCTAGTGTTGGCATGATTCCATCTCCTTACTTAGAGGTTAACAAAAACATATCCGATGAACCCGATTAATATCGGTCCATATCCTACATATTGAGCTATAATATTTAGGAATAAAACTATTATCGCAAAAGCAATTATTTTATTGATATCCATTTTATCTACCCCTAACTAAGATTTAATCTGTTCATATTGTAAGCGATATAATCGTGGATCCATTCCATAATTATTTGCTTAGGGATATTAAAATCATCTAAATCCTTTTTCCCATAGGCATTGAAAACTTGAGAACTTGTATAACCATACTGAATTTCAAAACTCTCCAATTTCTCTTTAAGATTAATAGTTTTTGGCATATTATTCCTCCTAATTTATTTTAGGTTCATAGAAATTTTATATAGAAAGAAAGCTATTAACTTCCTTCCTATATTCACTTTAATAATATATACTTAATAATTCTCTAAAAGCGTATCCATAAGTATACCAGCTTCGTCATCTGAAAGGGTTATTCCTTTACCAGGTCTCTCAGGCTCTTTTTCATCTCTGTTATCCCAATCTTCATGTTTCCAAGATCTAATATCAAAAGCAGGATCAGAACTAGTTCCCCACTTTACTAGTGATATCATTTTACCCCATCCTTTACCACTCTTAGGTTTTGATAGAACCGCTAAAACTTCAATTATTTCATAATTATATTTTTTTCCCATTAGTTATTCCTCTCCTTTTATTAAATTAATAAATAATTATTTTTTTCATTAAAATATTGATTTTCAGATGATACTTTTAGTTTATTAATATTATTATCAATTAAAAGTTTTTTCAGTATTATATTTATTTTTTCTCTAGACCAATAAGGTATTCTAATTAATTTTACATTTTTTATTTTTGATTTTCTGTTTTTAATACTATCTCTTTTTCTTCTTATTTTGAATTTTTCAATTCCGCCAAAATATTCAATTGGTTTAAAATGTTGAATACCATCATATTCTATAAAGATATTTTTATTATAAAGATAAAAATCAAATATTAATTTATTTTTATATTTATATTCTTTAGAACTATAATAACTTTCAAATTTAATATTATGATTTGATAAAAAATCACTAATAATTCCTTCACCTTTTGAAGCGTTACATTGTGGGCATCTGTACCCTGATAAAAAATTATTAGGAGATACTTTATACTTATTATAATTACATTCTAAAGAATTGTGTTTAATTAGAATTTTACTACCAGAATTTTTATATTCTCCTAATACTTGATATTCATCTCCAACTAATTCATAAACTTCTTTTTTAAACTCTTCTGTAGTTTTTCTTATATTACCGTAACAATCAGGACATCGTTGATTAGATGTTAAAAAATTATTTGGTCTGGCTTTCCATTCATGTCCACATTTATTATGCTTCATTAATATTTTCTTACCATTTTTTCCTGATCCATTATTTTCATATTTTCCAAGTACAGTATATTCATCTCCAACTAATTCATGAACTTCTTTTTTAAACTCTTCTGTAGTTTTTCTTATATTACCGTAACAGATAGGACACCTATTACCTGATAAAAAATCATTTGCTCTTATTTTTATATTTTCTCCACATTTATTATGTTTCATTAATATTTTCTTACCATTTTTTCCTGATCCATTATTTATATACTCTCCTAATACTTGATATTCATCTCCAACTAATTCATAAACTTCTTTTTTAAACTCTTCTGTAGTTTTCTTTTTATGTCCGTGGGAACAATAAGGACATTTTGTTCCACTTAAAAAATTATGGGGAGTTCTAGGAAATATTTTACCACATTTATTATGTTTAAATTTTATTTTTTCATCATTACCATTATATTTTTCTAATATTTTATATTCATTAGCATAAGATAGTTTTTTAATTTGTTTTAAAAAAGTTTTATGTGTCTTTTTATTTTCATAATTAATATTATACTGCTCTATTCTTCTTGTTATAGTAGTTTCCCCACAATTAAAATATTCAGAACATTCTTTTTTATTCATTGAAAACCTTTCAATTAATTCTTTAAGTTTTTTACCATTATCTTTATCAATATCTTTATAACTTCTTTTTTTATTAAATTCTTTTTTGTTAATTTCATAATTATAATCTTTTCCCATTATTAATCATCTCCTTTAAATATAAATTTATTATAATACTTTTTCTTAGCACTAAATGTATCAAAACTATCAAACTCATTATCTCTTATATCTCCAATTTCTTCCCTGTACTTTTCCTTTTCTTCATTGTTAAGTATACCTAACTCTTCCAACATTAATAATTTGAACTTTTCGTATTCATGATCTTTTTCAGTTTTAAAATAACTCCCATTGTTCTCTTTATTATCTGAAGCTACCTCATATATAGTTATTAAATGAACTAAAAATCCTAATCCTAAAGTAATGCTTAAAGTAAATATTTCACTTATTGCTATTTTTTCATAAAATATAATACTTGGAAGAGTTATTATGCTTAAAACTATTATTAGCCACCTACTCATTCCTATTTCTCTTTTAAATATATTAACTTTAAAAATCTTAAATAACACTATCGGAATTACTATAAAAGAAATATTAAGTATAGTACCTATGAATTTAAGAATTTTCATCACTTCCTTCAAATTCTTCTTTTAAAGCATTTATAATAAATGGCTTAGTATAACATCCATAATGATGTACTATTTCTTTTCGTTGAATTAATTCATTTAATTCTTCTAGCTCATTACTATTTATTAAACCTAATTCTTCTAAAGATGCTAAATTATATGCTTTCTTTCTAATACTCTTTCTATTACTATTTTTATTAAACAATATTTCCATAGTAGTATTTTTTAGTTCTTCTAATCCATCAAATAAATCTAAATCTATTAAATTCCAAATAATGACGCTGAATATGGTACTATAAATTGTGATTAGACTACTAGTTAATAATGAACCACTTATTTCTGAAACATATACAACTCCAATAAAGAGTATTGTTCCAAATATTAATGAGGTTCTAAATACTATTGAATTGAAATTAATTCTTACGTTCCCCAGAAGGGCTATACACCATACAACTGTCATTATAGCTATTATAAGAGGTATTTCTATCATTATAACACTCCTTTCTTTAACTTTCTTTCCATTCTTATTTTTTGAACTTTAGGTTTGTGTTTGGTACTTAATAAAAAATTTTCTAATTCCTTTACTGTATTGGGTATGTGTTTTTCTTTTATAGCGTTATATCCAAATCCACCACTTAAATTTTCAGTATTATAAATAGCAAAAGGTTTTTTAATATTCTTCCATTTCATTATTCCACCTTTATTCTCTTTATCTTCTATTAATAATCTAATAAAGTAATCTCCTTTAAAAGAATGAGGAAGTTTAGTCGACAATTCAAAACTTTCTAATTCAGTGAGTATAAAAACTTCCTTATCACTTAAAATATCATAATTTCTAATAGGTAAATATAAAACAGAATATTTTTCTCCTTCTAATACTTGATTTTTTTCTGCTTGGGTTTCTTCCATTAAATCAGCTACATAAAAATCTTCATTAGTCTTTAGTTTATTTATTAACCCATCAACTTCTTTTTCTTCATAAATAAACTTTGTATTATATTCGTTTCTAACAACTGGTCTAACTATCTTATAATCATTATAAGACCAGGGAGATTTTAATTGTCCTTCTTCATCGAACTTTATCTTTCCATCTATTTTCTTACCGTTCCAAAATAGTATATTACTTTCTATGATGAATTCACGATCATTTACTATATTTATTTCTAATCTATTAGTTTCTATGTTACCAGCGTATACATGGGCATCTTCTTTTAGAAACGGTCCATTCTTAGCTCTTTCACTCCCTAAATGTAAGATATTCAGATATGTTAAATAATTCTTATAGACTATATCAGTGAAATTATCATAATTTATTTCTGTTTTAAACCAATTCATCTCGGGTATTATGAATCTATTAGCTTTTTCTAATTCTAAATTAGTCAATCTTTGAACTTCTTTGTCGTATGGTTCATAGGCTTGATTTAATTTCAACTAATCTTCACCTTCTTTCTTTTGCATTTTTAATAAGAATGATAGGATCACTTTAAAATCGTCAAAGTCACCTTCCGATATTGTGTATCCTTTGTCTAAAAATTTTTGGTATCTTTTTATTATATTTTCTACGTTTGATATTATGATCATTCCAGTATTAGGAATTAATTCTTTTCTTATTATAGCTTTTACTACATCGTAGTTAGGTGAAATCTTAATATCATCTTTCTTGAAATCATAGTAAATCATATTGATAGTGAAATCAAAACTTTCTATTATATGTTTTTTATCAGAAAGCGGTAAATAAATCACGTCTATGTCATAGTCCTGATATGTGTACTTTACAACCTCCATATTTTCATTATTCTCAGAAAGAAACTTTTTTCCTGCTTTAAAATCAAAATTTTCTAAAAAATTAGTTAAATTTTTGAAATTAGTTCTATTATATAAAAATATATCGATATCTTTAGGATCTTCATCTAAAACTAAGTCTCTTATGAAACCTCCTGCAATTATACAATCATATTTTTTAAATAAATTAATAACTTCATCGCTGAATATGTCTTTTATTTCCTCCCTAATATTATTAAATTTCAATAATTTCACCTGCCTTTCTTTTATTCATTAATATAATATATATTTATAATCAAAGAAAAAAAAAACAACCTTATTATAAACTAATAAGGTTGCATTAGTACTACTCTAATTCTTCCTCATCAATAATAGCAGTATACTCGAAATATCCAGTTTCATCATTGACAGGTATAGCTCTATCATTATCATCACATCTAGGGCATATTCCTTTATCTGCTTTTAATAATTCTAATGCCTCTTCCTGATCTATTAAGAACTTAGTTCCACATTCAGGATGTTCCATTATAACCATATCTAATTCTTCTTCATTATTTTTCATATTAATTTTACACCTCCTTTAAAATATATAAGTAACTGATATATAAATGGTATATATGAACAGAATCAAGTTATCAAAGAAAGTATGGAAACTTATTCTTTTACTCATTATTTTCTTATATTCAGTGAATATATCTGATATTTCTTTCATTTCCTTCATCTTTTTAGATCTATCACTCTTTCTGAAATAGTAACTAAAAAATAGTAAGATCACAAACAATGAAGGATATTTTAATACATCTTCTTTGAATAGAATTACAGTAGATATTGCTATAACAAAGAAGTGTTCTACTAATGAAAGAATAGAAGATATAGCAACAAGTTTAAATCTTTTTGTTTCCTTTTCATCTTCATCTTTGATTTCTTTAAATTTCTTATTGAAATATAATTTAGCGATACTCTGATTCATCATCCCCATCAACCCACTAAAACCTAAAAATGCTATTGCGAAGTATCTCATTATTTATTTTCCTCCTAGTTTGAATTCTAACTGTTTCTTCTTCATCAATCTTATGATCGATTGGTAGTCCCTGTTCCACTTATTTACAATGTAATCTCTAGTTGCTATATAGAGGTAGTGTCTTCTTATTTTCATTTCACCTTTCTCCATTGCCATGTTTAACCCGAAATCCCTCTCGAAAAAGAAAGTGATGTAATCATCCTTAAAGTTCAGCCATTCTCTTTCTTCATAGCATTTGGGGTCTCTGATCATCTTCTTGAATTCTAAATTCTCTTCATTCTCTATCAATCTTAATAAGTAAGTATCGTCTATTAGAATCCCATGGTCTTCTGTTAGTAATTCATATCCTTCCTCTAATTCTTCTTCATTATCTTTTATCTTAGGAATGAGATAAGAAAGAGCCTTCTTAACTTGATCTTTATGATTATCCATCAAATCAATCCTTTCCTAACCTTTCTTCCATTCTAATTTTCTTTCTTTGGTTTTTTCTATCTTTAAAGAACTCTTGGGTTTCTTCAGAGAATTCAGATATATCAAAATTATTATTTCTTTTAAATCTTAATATATCGTATCTTTTATTAGATGATACAAAATTATTATAACTAATTTTAGGATTAGTCCTTATTATAAACTTATCTAAAAATGATTTTTCTTTAAAGTGATAACATTTCTTAGTACATATTTTAACTTTTTTATGACATAAAAATTGATAGGATTCATCATCAGGAAATTTATTATGAATAGGATGATATCTATAACAAGTATTATATCGACAATTAGTTACACTTTTATCTAATAAGTAATCATAGATTTCTTCACTTATATCATTATAATCTATTTTAGAGGTTTTATAATCCCAATGAAGATGTTCAAGATTTTTATTTCTTATTTGGTTAGTAGTTCCTCCAATTCTCATTTTACCATTTTGTAATTCTTCTTCTATTGTTTGAGAGAATTCAATAATAAATACAATACCTATAACTAAAGGACGTAATAACAGATAAAATATAACTCTTAACCATTCAGGCATTATATTTCACCTATCTTTTTATATTTGAAGTCTTTTGGTTGGTTCATAGAAATTTCCATTACCATTCTTTTTAATCTATTGCTTTGATATTCATCTTTATATCGGACGATCGGTATCACAGTCAATGGGAATTCAGTTAACCTAAGTATCAAATCATGGCTAAATACATCAGATATTTTATCTGTATCTTCCAATGAAAAATATTCTCCAGAGCCTTCTCCCATTCTCAAGCCAGAATTCAAGTACTTAAACATCAACAGAAATTCGTTCTTGTAATTGATTAAAACTAAAAATTCTTCTTTGAATATGTCACTGACTATCGATCTTATGGTTTTTGGATCAGAATGTTGTTTATTATAATATTCTAGTTCTTTTTCAATGATGTTTAGGTAAGAATTCAATCTTGAACTGTTATTCTCCTCGAGGATTATGATCTTACCACTATAGTTCCTTAGTGATTTTTCTTTATCAATGTAATTATTAATTAATTCTTCTATATCTTCGCTAGGAAATTTCACTTTGTTAATATAATCTTCATTTTTTTCCAATAGATTCTTGCTGATCGTTATGATTTAAATCACCTTCTCTTTAGCTTATTCTCCATTTTTATTCTTTTTAATATATTTTTTATCTCTTTATTTTTTATATTCTTAATATTGAATTCATATTTTACATCAATTACTGTAGTGCGGAAAAAATCGTTATCAATATTTATATCATTTGAATAATTTAATATGTTTCTTTGAATTAGATTTTTCCTTTTATATTTATCACATTTACCAGTGCAAACAACTTCTTTTTCTTTACAATAAAATTTTACAGGAATAATAACTTCATCATACGTAAATGGATAAATACACATTCTATTTAAACAGACTCCGTTGTGAACGCAGTCAATTTTACTATTTTCTTGTAGATAATCATATAATTTATTAGAATCTTTTTTCCTGATATTAAAATTTCTATCATTTCTTAATATAGTATCATCTACTTTATTTTGAAAATTGTGTTTGAGATATAAATAAATTATTATTAATGAAGTTAGGCTAGTAATAGAATGAACTAGTACATCAATCATAAAAATATTAGTGTTTGTTTTAATACTAATATCTGAAATAATAAAAATTAGACTAGTTAATCCCAATAAACTAATTGCACCAATTGAAAGTTTAAATGATGAAAATGTATGTTTTTTAATTATCATTATAATTACTCTCCTTAATAGAAGTAGAGGTTATTAAACCTCTACTTCATCCAAAAAATCTTTATCGTTAAGTTTATTTCTTATCGATGATGAGTTCTCTTCATTAATAACCTCTCCTTCTTTAATATAATAAATCTTTTCATCTTTAAAATCATCTTTATTTCTTATTTCATGATCATTGATAGCAGTAATAATATTTATCATAATAATACTATCCTCTTCTATTAAATTTATCCTACAGATGATAGCTTTTCTTTTAGCTACATCTACAATAGAAAAATTTTGTCCTGATTTTAATTTTAAAAGATTTCCATTTACTGTGTTTAATAGATCAATTATTAACTCCCAATCAAAACCTCTAAAAAATGTAGAAGCTATAGAATGTGAATTTAAGTTTAATATTACTTCTCTTCTTATTCCATTATCATTAAGATGAATCACTTTTCTTCTTTTAAGAATTTTTCCTACCATTTAGATCACTTCTTCCAAGTCTTGAGTCTTGATCGGTTGATTACACTTAGGACATATATAAGTATAATCCTCTTTATCTATAGTTTCTTTAATTGGTTTAAATTTTAATCTTATCCCATTTTTCTTCATGTGAATAAGAGTTTTTGTATTAAATAAATTGCCACCACTAATTCCATCGCATTCAGTACATTTAATTTTCTTCATTATTATTCCTCCTCATTTTTATTTAAAATACTTCTGGTTCTCTCCCTAGTTTGTATGCCAATAAATCACTTTCTACAGTATCTCTATTGAATTCAAATGTGGCTTTCTCAACTCCTTGAAGATCATACATTCTTCTAAATCTTGTAACTACAAGAATTTTATTTATATTTTTAAATATCTTAAATCCCTCAATTACTTCATTCTTAAGATCACTACTATCAAATATTTTATTTAACTCTATTTCATCTACTGTGGAATAATGGAAATAATGTTCTATTATTAAAATATTTGAATGACTTCCTATATGATTTATTCTTGCTGAAAATATAACATTTTCATTAGGGGCAGTTAACGTTAATTTTTCTAAACTTCCAATAAATTCATATTCTCTTTTAGCAACTGAAGTTGAATTATAAGAAATGTCTGCTAGTTTGTTGAATTTATCCTTCATCTCGACCATCCTTTATTAATTAGTTAGTATCGATATTTTCACTTAAAAACACCTCTTTAACTCCAATCTCATAAATCCTATCAAGCATTGCTTGGATTCTATCATAACCACCCTTATGGACAGCATTGCAGATAAATACTTCTATTGCCATATCTTCTTTGGTGAACTTGTACCTGTAATGTCCATCGCTGAATTTGATGGTATCAACATCAAAGGTATCAAAGATTAAATCGAAGTAGTCCATGTACTCTATAAAATCCTTTATCTCATCTTCATTTATCCAGTCTTTAATTTCAACTTCTCCATCTTCTTCATCAACTACTATTGAAAATTTAAGCGTGCTATCAATATCAGTATTATAGGTTGAGATGGAATATAAGTCATTGACCGACAGCATCCTACAATCAGTAGCTTCACTCCCTTCGATCTTATAGATTTCTTTCATTACTTTGATCAATTTATCTTGATTCTCTTTAGAAATACTCATCTATTTCCCTCCTAGTTTGAACTCCATATTTAGTTTTTTAAGCTTCTTCTTATAGTTATCCTTGTTGAATTTGAAGAAAGTTTCCTTATAATCATTTATTCTATACGACATGAAATTGATATCTAATTTCTCGAAACAACTGTTGATTAAATTATTAAAAGCCTCTATTGATACTATTTTATCGTAATTCAATTTTGAAGGACTGCTAAGATAATATTCAAACTGTTCTTCAATTATTAGTTTATTATCTTTTCCTCTCCCTTTTAACATCATACTCTTATCATTATATAATCTAAATTTTACCCATTTTCCTCTTTTAGTATCGACTATTAACTTTTTATTTCCGTATCCTGGAAATCTTTCCTCGCTATACTTACTAATAATATAATTTAACTCTTTATCATCATTCATTAGTATTCTCCTTTCATTTTAATCTCCATGACTAATTTCTTTATTTTATTTTTATAATCACTTCTATTAAATTTAAATTGAGATGTTCCTTTTTCATTATAAAGTTCATATATTATATATTCTAAATCAGTAAAATTAAAGAAACCGTATATTAATTCTTTAAAAGCTTCTGGATCAATTATTAATTCGTAATGGAGATCTAAGTTTTTAGGTGTGTATTTTTCTGAAAATTCAGTTATAATTAGTTCATTTACTTTCATTTTATAAGTAGCATATATTAAATCACTATAACCGACCATTATTCTTAATTTACACCAAGATCCACTACTTATATCAGTAACGACTGTGGGATTTGAATAATCTCTTAATGTCTTATTTTTATATTTATTAAAAAGATATTTCATTTGATTTCGGATAACTTTATCTTTCTTAGTTAATTCATCACTCAACTTCAAACCTCCTTAGAATAAAAAGAATTAATATCTAATTAAAGATATTAATTCCTTTATTAGATTTATCTATAAGTCGGAATATAGATATTTCTAACTTTACTATTGGTCTCATACCAATATTCTTCGTCAAACTTATCCCCGTTGTAGATCATCTGACCTAGAGAATCTTTACAATGCATTCCAACTTTTATATCTTTATCATAAGAGTTAGTGTCAGAAATCAGTTCTAGCCAAATTTTATCAACACTATTAAAATATTTATTTAATTTAGAGGGAATTTCTAATAGTATTTCAAACTCCTCTTCACTAAAGTTATTCTTAATGAATTCAAGAGCTTCATCTTCCACACTGTAATAAACATCATACAATCTAGTCACGTCAGAATGAAAACTTATCTCTAGGTCTTCTTCCTTGAATTCTTCCTCATGCATCCAATTAAAATTAACTAGATACATTTTTTCTTCTTTATCGTTGATTATTGCTTGGCGTATTCTACCTTCACCTATTTTAGTGATTACATTATCCCCTATTGAAAATTTAAAAGTGACTGTATTTTCCATATTAATTATTCCTCCTATTTTTTAAAGTTAATGTTGCTGTATTTTCTTGAGTGGTTTTTACTACGGATTCTGTTATTTTGTGTATATTAAAATCAGTTTTGTAAGAGGTATCTCCAATAAACTTGCTTTTATTATCTATTAGTAATTTTAATATATAATCAATACTAACTCCTGTATCTATTTTGTATTCATTATCATAATCATATTGAATACCGTATTCAGGTTTTAAATCTTTTATTTTAATCTTTTTCTTATTAAAACCCTCACCTCTTAATTGATTTATAGCATTTATTATATAATATTCTTTCTTTTCAGACATTTTAAATATATAGTCATCTAAACTAGTTGCTTGTGAGGGTTTAAACCCTCTCGGAATACTCACAGATTCAGAAACAGCAACTAACTCTATTTCTTCTGGACTTATCATTACACTACTTACAAAACTACCAGTTTGATAGAAATAAAATAAATTATTATCTTCTTCTAATTCATTATTTATTAATATTACTTGATGACCGTCAGGGTAAACATCATTAGGTCCATGACCAGTTCCCCCACCTGATTTTTGGGTAAATAATACTTGATAATTATATTTACCCTCAAGTATTCTTTCAGAATTAATTATATCTCCAACTTCTAATAAATTTTTCATATTTATCCCTCCATTTTATTAGTTAGTAGTTCTCTCAGGTACACAAACCTTCCCATAACCTCAAAAGGATAAGCGTGATAAACAGAATCGTAATAATAACTACCACGATTGTATGCCCCTGCTGTCCTTGTGTAGTTCTTATCATATTGTTCCAGATTATTTTTAATGAAAAATCCAACTACGTCAAAAGTAAGTTCTTTCATATCTAAGTTTTGATCGAATAATTTATATTTATACTGGGATACGAAATTACTGTACCTTTCTGATTGATGTAACCAAGCTTTATTGGCATTAGGCTCGTTAGGAATATTGTAACCCATCTTATTTAAAGTTTCTCTGAAGACCATAATCTGCATAGAAAAAGCAGTCCAGCTTTCCCCATTATCATAAGTGTCATTACTTATCCAATGAGTTTCTTTATCTGCAAATGAAGCAAAGTAAAGAGGATGAATATTATATTTCTCGCCATATTTAATTAGCCAATCAGCATAATTATTAATCTTATCTATATGATTGGTTGCAGATGGGTAAGCTTGTTTCCTTATAAATTTAATTCTATTTACTATTATATTTTTAGTAGTTTTAACTAATTCTCTATCATCAAAATCAAAGTTGAATATATCATAAGTTATTAGATCTTGATGAAGATTATTTATATTTTTATTTAAGTTATTGATCTCCTGTTCTTTGGAGTTTATTACTTCGTTCAATTCAGAAATTTCTTGAGATTTCAAGTTATTGATTTCTTCTACCTTTTTATTCTGAGACCTGACTCCCAAGTTAAAGCCAAAAGCAAAAATCATCCCTATAATAAAAAAGGATAGAAGAGTTATCTTAACCCTTCTATACTGCAATGCTGTCTTTACGGAGTATGAAATTTCTATCATTATTCTTTTTATTATATCTTTAATAATAATCACCTCTTTATCTATTTTTTCTTTAATTTATTTATAGTATTTTGTAACCTATTGATCTTTTCATTTTTAGCGTCGACAGTATTTGATGATAGAATACCACCGATGATGACTCCTACTGAACCACCTAATACTGCTCCGATTAATGCTTGTACCATTTTAATTCCTCCTCTATTTATGTTTTAATTTGAACTCCATGTCGAATTTCTTAGTATCATTCGAATTAAATCTCAGCTTATTATGATATTTTGTTCTCCTATCGATTAATACATCATAATTAATGAAATGTTCCTCAATGTAGTCAACAATGTCTTTTATCATATAGTTGTAAATAGAAGGATATGAGCTATAGACCACTATATCTTCTGAAAATTGATCCTTGATCACCATATACTTGTATTCGATGTTGATCCTCATCAATATTAGATGATTTTTAGATTTTAACTTGACTCTGAAGATGTAGTTATCTTCGTTATTGATGGAGAGGATGTCGTAGCTCATGACTGTCAGGCGTCTTAGAATATCTATTATTTTTTCTTCTATTGATTTTCTAGTCATTATTATCACCTCACTTATAGACGATATTGTGAAATTATATTACTCATTATCATCTATAAAATCTTTAATGAATTCCAAATCATCTTGATTGATCTCATCTTGTATCCAATCAATATCTAGAACATCGTCATAGAAGTTTTTAACTGATTCATATATAAAGAAGTTCCAAGTTGGATAGTTTTCTAGATATTCTTCATACACCAATACTTTAAATGTTTTATCTTTTTGATTAGGGACAGGAACTGCTCTAAAAGTGTTGCCCTCAATATCTTGGATGTCTAAAAGTGCCGTCTTGCTATCATAATATTCTTGCATTATTAATTCCTCCTTATATTTTATTAATTTTTAAATATTGATGAATGTAATAAGTCAACTGTGATACCAATTAAAAATCCAATTAAAAAATTTTGAATCCCAATTATAGATACTAAAATTCCTCCAACTACCAATCCAATAATAAATGACATTATTAATTCCTCCTTATTTTTATTGATTGTAAAGGAATTAGGAAATTAATCCTAATTCCTTTAATATTGATATTCATTTTAATAATATATACTTAATTAATCTTTCAATACAGAATTTTGTTCGTCCTCATCGTTGGTTAGTTCAAGACCCATACTCTTAAGATACGAATCAAATATTCTTCTAGTAATATCAGTAGTATCAGAAGTCTCTATTTTTTCCATATTGAATATATTCTCATTTAATAATTCATCAACCATTTTTTGTCTACTCTCTTTATTACTAGAATAGAGAGACAAGAACCTTTTTATCTCTTTTGGATTCTTTGTTAAGAGGAGATTTGATATCTCCATTTCCGTTTATATTCATATAAGTTTATTAATCTCATATCTGATTTCAGCTATATATTTCTATATAGACTAGACTATATCTTTACCTAGTTAGGCATTTCCCGTTTCTATTGCATTCACAATATACTATTAGTCTTTGAACATTCTTATTATTAAATATAATAAGATTTGCTGCTTATTATCCTTTAATTAGGATTTTTAAGCAATTAGAGAAATTTTAATTGAGCTATTTTATTAACCCAATCTTAGAGGATTCTTACGATATAAATTCTCATTTTCTTTGAATGCTTTACTCTTGGCAGGGATGTTTTTTATATTATTGTAAGCGACTGATCTAGCAGAGAACTTACTACTAGCAGTGTGCTTGAGCAACACAAAATACAAGTCCCCCATCACCATTTTATTTTCTATTCCTTTGAACTTGAATGGTTCGATGTCATACTTATGCATCACTTCAGATAGTTGATCGAACTCAATATTATCGTAAAAAGGTGGTTGATGAAAGTATATCCCATCTTCGTAGATATCCTCCCAGAACTCATCCTTATCTTCTGAATTTAGATTGATATAATATTCTTCTAGAGCTTTAGCTTGAGTTTCATTGATATCATTCATGAAGTTGAAAAATAGTTCTTCTCGTTCTTTGTGATTATCTAAATTTTCTAGTTTCTTTGACATCTGAATAGACATCATGCCGAAAGTGACAGTATATAATTGGGTTGGATTTACGTTTATATTCATATAGATTCGCTAATATCTATACAGTTCTCTCATGAACTTCTATATGTTTCCATATAGACTAGACTATATCTTCACTCCTTTCGAAGTGTCTCCTGTTTCGATTTAAAGGGTTTTCACCTACTCCAATAACTTGAGCCCTACTCCTGTTGTGAATTAACACTAAAGGATAGTCGTTGAATATAGTTTTCTAAAATAATTTCTATATTTTTAAAATCAGTGTGTGGAATTCTTAATAAATTTATATTATTTTCTTTACAATATTTATTTTTCTTTTTATCATGAATTTGGACTCTATTTATCCTATCTTCAGTAAATATAGTATTTTCTTTTTGTCTCATATGATATTTCCCATCATATTCAATTAATAAATTTAATTTACTAACAAATATATCAAATCTTAATTTCTTATTTGAAAATTCGGATTTTAAATCATTAAAAGTTTTTTCAGTTTCAAAATTTAAATTTCCATCTTTTAAAAATTCTTTTATCTTTATTATTCCTTTTGAATCTCCTAATAAATTATGAATTGGATTTTCAGTACAGGTTGGACATCTTTGTCCATTAGTAATAAAATTATTAGGTCTTATATCCATTACTGTACCACATTCTAAATGTTTAATTTTAATATTAGTTCTAGATATTCCTTTAAAATTTTCTGGAATATAAATTACTTCATATTCATTATCTATTTTCTTTATTATTTCTTTTAATTCTTTTTTAGTATATGCGTGTTTATTGCAATTATTACACCTATATCCATTATAAAGAAAATCAGATGGTCGCATATAAAAGTTTGAATTACAATCTTTATGCCAAAATCTTTTTAGTTCTTGTAATTCTCCATGTTTATATTCATCTTTAAATTTATAGTTAGTTCCTTCTAATTCTTTTACTTTTTTTACTATTGATTTTTTATCTAATTTTGTTCCAGCACAAAATCCACATTTATTTCTTCTTGGATCTTTATAGTATTTATAAACAGTTTCTAAATTTCTATTACACTTTAAATGTTTAATTATTATTTGTGATCTTGGACCATCATGTTTTATTATTTTTACTAATTTAAATTCATTATCTTTTTCAATTTCATATTTAATTCTTCTTTTAGTCAATTGAGACGATTTTATTCCATGTTTTCTTTTTAATTTTGATACTTCCCATTTAGAACATGAAAACATATCTGCTACTTTTTGAATTGTATTTTCCCATAATAATAGTTCAAATTTATCTTTATCAATTTCATTTAACTTTTTCATATTAATAATCCTTTCTTAAAAACTATACTGCTGATTGCCCATTGTAATATCTATAAGTATTTTTAAGCATATCACGCTTACCAGCTAGGTTACGTTGTAGCTCTTATAGCTTTAGGGGTTTCCAGCAATTAAGGAGATGCAAATAAATGATTATTCATTTATAGGGCTAATTTAATAACCGATTGATAACCCCAAGAGGGTTCAATAATACTTCAGCTTTCTCTCCACTTTCAGTTGTAGGCATTTCTTCATCGGGAATGATTTTACTGATTATACCTTTATTTCCTGACCTTCCACTGATCTTACTCCCTACACGGCATTCCTTCTCTTGCAGTATTCTGAACTTCACAATAATGTTACTGAATTCCTTACCATTATTCCTCCACACAATTTCGTCATCTGTGATTTCCTTAGCTCTTTTATACTGGTAAGCTAGGTCATCTGAATAGTTTTCTTTGGAGTTTTCTTCAACTATTTCAGATAATACTTCATATACTTTTTCATAGTAAGCTTCATCTTTCTTTATATACTTAACTAACTGTTCATTGAATTTGTGTTTCTCCAATTTCTCAGTATCAGCATTACTATACACGCTGATATCAATGACTTCCCCATCACTGTAGAACACAGTGTCGTTACTGTAATTGATGTTGTTAAGTTCTTTGGTTTTAAGGTCAGTCAGTATCGAATCGTAATCAATTCTCCTTCGGGCACATAGAAATTTACTGAATTTCTCTCCAATATCAGGGAAAGATTTATATTCATCATTATCCCCGAATAGATTGATCAATATATCGTTAGTATTAATATTGATACTAATTTCATCTATCCTATAAGAAGTTAATTTTTCCTTACCACTTTCTGATATAACTATTGCCATTTACCTTTTACATAACTCGTTAAATTACATATGCTATATATTTCTATATAGATGAGACTATATCATTATTCAATTAAGAATAATCCCTTTTTCCACTTACTCTAAGTGTACTATTAGTCGTTGAATGTTCTTATTACTTTCATAATAAGATTCACTGCTTATCATCCTTTTAATCAGGATTTTTAAGCAATTAAAGGATTTTAACGAGGACTACAATAATTTATAATCCTCAAAAGTTAAGTTCTTGTAGGGTATAAATAGGGCTTTGAGGTTCGTTCCATACATAAAATTAAGATCATCGTCATAAGTGGTACTCCTATAGACTAGATCATCTTTCTCGATACTGTCTCCTTTGCCTTTATCTTTAATCTTGTTGTCTATCTTATAACCATACTTTTCAGTAGTCCTCTCTGCGTTCTTCACTTCTTCGATGTGGTAGTACTCTGAATTCTTATCTTTTAATACGTAGAGTATATTCTTTTCATTCTTCTCTATTCTTTCTATTATCTCCCAATCTCTGTCCGCTTTCTTGTACGCAGAAGAATACTTACCCACTTGATTCTCGAAGTTGGTGAATACTCTCGGAAACTCGGGTTCCTTTAGAACTATTGCTTGCCTAATGTGATTGGTGAACATGTTGATCCTGTTTGACATTTATATTATTATAAGATTATTAATCCTATACTCATAGTTACTTATGAGATTAGACTATATCTTTGTGCATACACACACTCTCTTTTTCCACTATATTTATAGTGTACTATTAGTCGTTGAACATTCTTATTATTAAATATAATAAGATTTGCTGCTTATTATCCTTCTAATTAGGATTTTTAAGCAATTAAAAGAGTTTTAAGCGAACCAATTTAATCCGCTTTATCAACATTAGGTGTTAATAGTTCCTCTGATAAGAATTCGTGTGAACCATCAAACTTTTCAATATCAATATCTCTAATTCCTAGACTCATTAAACCACTCCTTGATTGGTATTTATATTATTTAATTCATCTATATCTCTGTTATGAATATCTTCACCAATAGTAGCCATTTGGTCGGCTAATGCTATGATCTTCACTATGTCGTATTTCTTCCTAGCTTTATTTAGCAATCCTTCTACTCCGTCTTTCTTCCAAGCTCCCATATGCCACCTAATAGCTAGTATGACATATTCTGGAAGATTAAAGACGTATTTTTGAAGAAACAATACAGATTTCTCTCCATGACCAAACAATAAAGGATCTTCCTTATATTTCCATACATCTACGTTAATAGCTGGTGGTGGACCTTCAGGGTTCTCGGACAACCACGATATCAGATCGCTGAACCTATTTTTAGTCTTAAATGTCTTCAGTTTTAATACTTTATTGGTGATCCCTCTATCTACTAGATCATCTCTATGTCTATCGAATAAACTCTTTAGGAACTTCTTCTGCTTTCTAGTAGGTTCTTCCCTATCTTTTATCTTTTCATATCTATCAATCTTGCATAGGTCATGAAACAGTCCTGCAAGCTTCACGTAATCGAGTTCGTAATCATCTAATACTCCATAGGTCTTTAGCAACATTATCAAATTCTTTTCAGTTTTAACAGAATGATCTGCCAAACCTCCAGTGTAATTAGAGTGAAATTTGATACTGGCAGGCAATTGAAAGAAATCATTTTCAAAAAGAAACTCTATGAAATCATCCTTTTCTTCATTATTTATAACTTCGGTCTCGTCAATAAAATCTAATATATATTGTCTATTGTCTTCTACATAACTCAACTTGTCTTATTCCCCCTCATTATTTGTGCCACGGTTTAAAATTCTTTATTGAATCTATTAAATCTTTATTCCATTCACCTTTAAAAGTAATAGCTCTGTCATCTACTTGAACTACAGCGGGTACTTTGTTCTCGACCACTTCATCTACTTCAATGTTGTATTTTTGAAGGTAATCTTTTATTGCATCCATTCCACCTTTCTGATGACACCTAGAGGAATGAACTACAACTTTGAATTCTTTTCTCAATTCCTGTATCGCTTCATTGACTCCTTCTACTGGTTCGTCTGGAATGTTAGTTGCTCCACACCAACCACTTTCATAACTATTAATAACTCCATCAAAATCTAATATTGCTGTCATCTTATTTGACATAAAATCACTCCTTAAAAATTATTTCTTTTATCATGTCTTCTCCAATAACATTATAAATTCCATTATCTAAATTTTTAACTATATATTCATGATGACCATTAAAACCTTTAATTACATTTTTATGACCAAAAACATCTTTTACAATATCATCCAAATCTAATTCAGTCTTAGATACTTTATAATTCTCATTATGAACAGCTAATTCATCAATAGGAACTATCTTATAATAATTATTACTACCACCTTGATATTTTATAAGAAAGTTATTATCTTCATGAATATAATAAAGAACTTCACAGGGATCTGATATTTTCTGAAACCCTGAATATGTGTTTCCTAAATCATATTCTCTTACATAAAGAACATCATCTGAATTTAAAATTCTATTAACTTTTAATTCAATTTCTTCTTTTCTCATATATTATTCATCCTCCATAATTATATTTACAATACAATCGATCGTGCATTCAAAAGCTTCTGACAGTTCGAATATAGAAACTTCATCATCATTATAATATTTCTTTATTTCATTCTCATCATCTTTATCAATATCATTAATAGTCTTATTACCAGGGTTATAAACACTCCTCAACTTAGATTTACTCCCATTATTCCTGTTGGGTCTGAGATTATACTTCTCCAATATTTTTTCAACGTGGCTTGGTCCAGATAGACCATGTTGATTGGAAATGGAGTTAAGAGTCAAATCAGAATCATAATATTTTCTAATAATATTTCTGTCTCTTTCTAGATTTTTATTATCTTTCATATACTATTCCTCCTTTTATTTTTATTCAAAATAATAATATATATTTGACTCTATTTTTATAATTTGTAGAAGACCTGTCAAACCCTCTTTTTTATTTATTTAATTTAAATGAGCAGAGAATGGGATTTTAATGACTCTATCCACTTCTCTGCTCTATATTAAGGAGATGATACCTTATTCTTCGTCTTCTTCGATTTCAACTTCCACTTCGACGAATTCTCCTGTGTCTTCATCTTCTTTGTAGTACACTGTCTCTTCTCCACTGTTATCTATCCATAAATCGTTTTCTTCATCGTACTCCAAGTTCTTCTGCTGACTCAATACCTTCGGTTCAGGGATCAAGTTTTCTAATTCTTCCTTAGCTAACTTGTTGAATTGCTCTCTGAATTCTTTATCTTCGTCATATTTTTCCTTTATTTCGTTCATCCTAAAGCTACTTTCATAGCCATCTAAACTTTTCCAAGCACTGCCCGAAATTCTCTTAGCATCATCAAGTAATAGATAGTTAGATAGAATATTATCATAACCATTAACTTGATCAAAAACACTATTGAAAGTGACTCCTGCGGCAGTTGACCTAGATTTAATAAATTTACCTTCGATTTCAAATCCTTTGACGTAGAACTTCTTATCTGGTTTTAATTTTGATCCTGCTTCAAGTTTGATTAAATAGTTGCTTAGATATAATGGAGCTTTTCCACCTGGGACATTTTCCGTTTATATTCATATAGATTCGCTACTATCCATACAGTTCTCTTATGAACTTCTACATATTTCTATATAGACTAGACTATATCTTTTTCAAGACTTTTTCGAATACCAATAGCTTGTATTCTACTCCCTTTCGGGATAGTCGTTGAACTTTATATATTATATTATTCCAAATAATTTTAATATTTTCTTTAACTTTCCATATCTATAATATTTGTATTTTATTCTAAATATTTTATAATTATTTTTAATAGCTTTTTTAGATTTTTTATAATCAATTTCTTTTCTTCTTTTTAAATCTTTATCAGTCATGCTCCATTTTTTCTTATCATGTTGTTCTCCATCAAATTCAATTAATATATTTTTATTTTTTATTAAAAAGTCGTAAGGTTTATTTGATAGAAAATTATCATTTGGAATTACAAACTGATGCTTGTACTTTATATTATATTCATCTAAAATTTCTATTATTTTCTTTTCACCTTTAGATATAGTAATAGAGCAATGTGGACATCTATTTTTATTATCTACAAAATCATTATAAGTAGTTGTAAATTTATTATTACATTTCAAATGTTTAAGAATAATTTTAGTCTTATTGTTTTTATATTCTCCCTTTTTAACTTTAATAAACTCATAATTATTATTACTTTCTTTTCTTATAATAGATTTTATATTATTTTTAATCCACATCTTTTTACCCATTGTATTATTTTCATTACACACTGGACATAATTCTTGATTTGATTCATTAATTGTTTGAGGTAAACATTCAAAGTTAGTACCACAATCTTTATGAATTAAATTAATTGATTTTTTACTACTATCATAATTAGATGAAATTATATAATTATCAGGTATATTTCTTTTTAATTTATTAAATGCTTTTTTTGATCTTTCTTTTAATCTACATTCTGGACATCTATTTCCATTACTAAGAAAATTATTAGGTTTTATTTTCCATATATGTCCACATATCATATGTTTACATCTAATTTCTGTAGAACTTCCATCATACTCATCTAAAAAAAAATATTCATCTTTAACTTTATCATAAACATCTTGTTGAAACTCTTTATTAGTCTTTTTTCTTGGCATTCTAATCGCTTCCTTTAATAAAAAGGAATAATATAATATATTTTAGCTGCTGATTGCCCATTGTAACATCTATAAGATTTTTAAGCATATCACGTTTACTAGTTAAGTTACGTTGTAGCTCTTATAGCTTTAGGGGTTTCCAGCAATTAAATCTTTTTATACAGAACTAAAGTTAATCCTGTTTCAAATAGTTAATTTCAGCCTTAGTTTTATTAAATCCAATTTCAATTTTCTTTGTGATGTGATTGACAACTAATAGGATTATATTAGCATCATTCAAAAATGAAGGGATTCTTTTAAAGATTGAAGTGTTTACTTTTGCCACGGCTGAAGCACTCATACCCCCTGATAGCTCTTCCTCCTCCTCTATATTTTGAGGACTCATTACAGCAAGACTGTCCAGTATAACAACTGTAGGTGGAAGAACTGTAATTGGTTGTCCTTCATCATCCACTTTCCCAGTATCTAACTCTAATTTTTCTCTATTCTTTATCTTGAGCTTACTTAAGGACTTGATGCCTTTGTAGAAAGTTTCGGCGTAAATATCACTCTTCAATAAAATATATTTATCTTTAATCTTCTTAGAAGGCCACTCTGATAATGATTGAATTCTATTCTTAGTTGTAGCTCTCTATAGTGATAGGTAAGCCTTTGATATTATCTCCAGCTTTTCCCCCACTTCACACTGTACGTGAGACTTTCACCTCATACAGCGTTCTAACATGTTTTAATATTCCTTATTTAACTCCACAATATTTCCTACTTAATTTTTCTCTTTGTGCTTTCAATCTTAGTTTATTCAATCTGTTGAACTTTCTTCTACCCAACCCAATTTTCTTGACTATTTTAGTAACTGTAGGTTTATTACCATGTATTAAACGATGCTCAAGTTTAGATACAATAATAAGGTTATGATATTCATCAGTGCCATCAAATTCTTTAGGTAGTTTGTGATGAATTTCAAAATTACCAGATTGAATATTTTCATTAGTAATCTTTGTCTTACCTTTTTGCTGTATATATAATCCAGGTAGATAACTGTATATGAGGTTATTAAATTTAATATTTTTCTTCATAACCTTAAGTATCCAACTACTACACCTCTTAGTATATACATTATTTCTAAACCCAAGTTTCTTTAAGTCTTTCTCATCATACACATTAATATTAGGTTTCCTCTGTATAAGTCTCTTTTGATTTACTCTGTATATAGGTATCATAGGATTTTCAGGTCTAATATAGAAGTATTTCACCTTATCCTTACCTTTCAAAGCAGAAACCAGCTGTCTTTCCACTTTGTAGTCTCTACCATATTTGACCTTATCCTTAAGTCCTTTAATTCTACTCCACAACTCATCATGTAGTTTGTATAACTGACTACATACATCATTAGCTGCTGAATAATAATTATGAATACCGTTCACATATACATTGTATTTATAAATTTCTTTATCATTTTGGAATTTAGCTATCCTGTCAATATGATATTTTACTTTCTCCCTGATATTCTCAAGAGCTTTATCACTTATCTTAATCCTAGTCATATAATTTCTATGAAGAGGATTATTGCTTTCCTGTTTATAAGGAAGTAGTTTAATATCAAATCCTAGAAATTTAGAGTTGTTGGAAGTGAGATTAACTATCTTACTCTTTCTTTCAGATATCTCCAGCTTTAGGTCTTTTTCAAAAAAATTTTTCACTCCATGATAAAACCTTTTAGCTTCCCAATAACTTTTACAAAGTATCTTAAAGTCATCAGCATATCTTACTAGGTATCCTTCCTTCATATCAGAACCCTTCTTTCTTAACATCTTCTTCATGTTTCTGATATTAGTGGATTTATTCTTGGAATTATAGTTGTTTAGAACGTCACTATATTCCCACTGATTATTAATCCATTTATCCAATCTATCTAAATAAACATTGGCTAATAATGGGGATAATACACCACATTGAGGAACACCTTTAGTCATTTTCTTACCATCAATCGTGCCCTTGAGAATAGCCTTGATAATCATCAAAACCTTCTCATCTCTAATTCCAAAATTCCAAAGTTGATTCATTAAGACTCTATGATTAACATTATCAAAGAAACCCTTAATATCTACATCAACTGTGAATTTACATTCCTGATGCATAGTTTTTTGAACTACTCTAGCAAGTGCTTGATGACATCCTCTAGTTGGTCTAAAGCCATAACTTTCTTCTTCAAATCTGGCTTCACAAATAGGCTCAAGGATTTGAACAATCATCTGTTGAATAATCCTATCCTCTATACAAGCTATACCTAAAGGTCTCTTCTTACCGCTCGCTTTTGGAATGTAAACTCTACGCGTGTCATTAGGTTCATAATAATCTAACCTATTTTTAATGTGTTGATAATACTCATCTAAATCTTTCTTTAATATTTCCTTCATGGTAATACCATCAGTACCAGGAGTATTCTTCCCAGTATTGTTTTTAAGTTTATGAATAGCTCTCAGAAAATTTTTCTTGGATATTATAAGATTGAACAGATTTTTAAAGTTAATATCTTTAGCACTTCGGCTATACAACCATTTATCTTGCTTATTTAAACCAAAGTAATAACTGTTTGTATAATCTGTTACTAGTTGCTTATTGGATGACATTTGAGTTTCTCCTCCCTTCTAGAGGGATATTGCGTCCACTCTTATTTACTCATAAACGATTCTGTCATCATTGTTCTTTATTTTACTCTTTTAGTTTTAAGAGTTTGGAATATTAAACATGTACGAAGGACTATAACTCCACAGTTCATTATCACTGCTTCAAAGTCTAGTGTCCTTGCTTTCACAACATTAAACTGATTTCCATCTATGATTGTGGAACATAGACTTTATACAGACCAGTTAGAGGATTAATTCCCTTATATAACTGTATGTTGTTTCCCTTGTTCCGATAGACTTATCTATTTAATACCCTTAGATGCCTTCTATGACTATGTGATATATGATGTGACCATAACACACCAAGGATGTTCATGACCTCGATTTTACTTATCCTCATATCACGACACACTGTGTCCACCTGCATATTATACAGACTCTATATAGCCTTCCATTCAAAGGTTCGTCAGACATTTTAAATTATATCATACTCATCATAGGTACTAAGAATCCAGCCCTATACACTCATGACCACCTCTGGTTCATTTTTCGCATGGTATAAATGTATAATACCAGTAACGGAGTGATTCAGACTACTTTAACGGGCTTCACAGAATATAGTAACTAATCTATATATTCCATGCCGTAGCTTCAGACCTGTCATTTCGATACTATAAGTGTATCTCATTCTAACAGTCAGCCTATCAGTTATACCTTATAAAAGATACAGCATTTTTCTAACATCATATAATGTTATTGTATGCTAACAAGTCACACCAAAATCATAATGGACAATTTGCCCATTTTCATAAGGCTCAACAATATTAGTTGCCATCTGTATTGCTAAAGTAGTCTTACCTGTACCAGATTTTCCAATTATAGTAGTAATCTTACCTCCATCAATACCAGCAATAATCTCTCCTGTCTCGGGGTCTTTCCTTCCATTGGTGTAATCCAGAACGTCAATCCCTGTTCTATACGTGGGAAGATATGCATCCTCTGATCCAAGGTTTTCTTTTTTAATAGTACTTCTAAATTGATCTGTTAAATTCACTTCAAATCATCTCCTTATTTATGATGTCTTAATAAAATACTGTATGAAATTGTTTCACTCGATTTTTACAAAAAAAAATCCCTAACCAATTTTTGAGGTTAAGGATTAATTTATTAATTGAATTATTCAACTTTATAGTGCCAAGTATCAATGAATGTTTGAGTGAGGTCTTGATAATCAAAAATGTTCTGCCAATTAACGCTAGTTTCATACTCTTCGATAAATGTTTCAGAAAGGACTTGATACCTAGAAATAAGATCCCAATTAACTTCAGTATCATGAGTTCTAATGAAGTCCTCTGAAAGAGTTTGATATTGCGAAACAAGATTCCAATCTAGTTTATCAATATTATTCTCCATCTCTGCTTCTGTCAGTGATACGTACTTACACTGATAATTCCAGAAGGTATCATTCTGGTAAAATTCTACTTTATCCAAGTTGAGCTTGTAATCATATTCATCCACAAAATCCATATCTAATGATTGGTATCTGGAAATCAGTTCCCAATTTAGATTACTTTCATAATCCCTCATGAACTGGTTGGATAGGTTTTGCTTGGATGAAACAGCATCCCAGTCTAAATTGCTAGAATTCTCCCTCATGAAATCTTCAGTCAAAAATTGATATATGCACACAGAGAACCAATCTAAGTTTTGAAGATTGTTCCTTAGAAATTCCATTGAAAATACTTTATTTTTAATAGCTTTCTCCATCTTTAATTTTCCCTGCTCAATCTGTTCTTGAAGGATGTCTTCGGGAACGTCTTGCCCTTCAACCAACCTTTCTGCGTTGAATTTTTCCAAGTTATCCCTGATGTATTGTTCTGATATCTCCTGTGTCTTAGCTACTAAGTTAGCACCTACTTCATCTATGCTTTCTTCAACTAAAATAGGTGGTATATTAGTCTTATTTATGAACACCCTCTTCAGATCCATTTCATCCTTATTTTCTCTAAAGAGAGCTATTTTCTCTTCTTCAGTAAGTACCTGACTATCAAATATGAAGTCTTCCAACTTCTCCATCCCACTCAATATGAAATGTATCTTGAGCATCTTAGTCAACTCTGACATTAAAATTTCCCCCTCAATATATTTTATTTCATAGTTAATAATATTTCTTTATGTTTCTTTTCTGCATTTACTAAATTTCTAAATATATAAGATACGCTTGGGTCATTTGTATTCATATGAATATGAGTATACAATTTAATAGCTTCATTTTCCTTATCAATAGAATGGTCGATAAATTCATCCATCTCGAACGGACCAGTAAATTCTATCTCCTCTTCTAGCTCTTCGAATTCATCTTCACTCATCTCTATTAAGTCCGCTATCAATTCACCATGTTCTTCTTCATGATGACTAACTCTTCTTAAAATAGCAATATTTCTAAGTTCATTTCTTTCCTTACATTCTTCCAGCATCGCTTCATATCTAACAGTATCTTCTATTTCCATTCTAATAGCTTTTTCTAATTTTTCTTTCATATCGTCTGTAATAGAAATTGAAGTAACTTTCTCCCATAAATCAGGATCCTTCATCTCAGTACCTTTGCTTCCACAGTAAGGACAAGTATCAGGTCTTTCTTCACCTAGATAAACATGATTACATACTTGACATCTATAAATATTCTATTTACTATTCTTCACTTCTTCGTCTAGGAACATATAAAATCTCCTTTCTTTTTATTAATTATTACTTTGTTACAACACATTAAAAATAAAAAAAAAATAGACTGAGATTTTATTTAAAATATCTCAGTCTATATTATTAAATTTTAATTATACTTCTAATAACTGATATCCTTCTTTCTTATGTAAATCATCTATAGCAGTTATCAGATGAAATTTGCTTTCTTCAAACCTCATTATTATAGTGATGTTAAAATCACTACTATATAAGTGAAATTTCTCATTTAATTTTATCTCGCAATCAAGTTCTTCATCGATGAAATGCTTAATCATAACCTTTACTTTCTTTAGAGATATCACTCGATTGTACATTCTATAATCGAAATGGAAAGAATTATAGAAGTTATAGAATCCGATTTTGATATTTTCTCTAAATCTCCGACTATATTCTTCTTGAGGTCTAAGTCTTCTCTTTCTTAGACCTCTCATTCCCTTAATCTTTACTAAATATCCATTACTATTATTTAACTTTTCTACCTTTTCAAGAATTCTTTCTTCCATTTTAATATCCTCCTTTTTAAGTTATTTAACTCTTACTTCTTGCAACTCAGTAGGGATATAAAGAGTTTGCCCTACTGTTAATGATTTACTTTGTAAATCATTATATTTTACAATATAACTTATAAGAGTATGACCATCATATGAATCTCTATTTTTAATAATAGAGATGAAATCCCATAAACTATCTCCTCTTTCTACAGTAACTTCAGTTTCATATACATGAGTCAGTTCATAAGTTTCATCCATATATATTTGACTGATTAAAAACCCAGCAGTAATTCCTAAAACTAATATTAAAATAATTAAATAACCTTTTTTCATAATAAATACCTCCTAGTATTTTTAATAATAATTAAAGTCTAGTCAAATTATCATCCTCTGAAGGTTCTCTTTCTTCAGAAGGATCTACCACAATCTCATAATCATTCATTAAATCACCTCCTTGTTTCTATTCATTATAATAATATAGGTTTAAGTATTTGACACTTACGGTTTTAATAAAAAAAAAATAACCCATAGATAAATTAATATCTATGGGTATTATTATTAAATTATAATTGACTTGTAGCTTCATCTTCATATCCTTGTTCTATTTTTTGTTGTTCTTCTTTGTATTCTTTTGGATAATATTCAATCATTACATCGGGAGTAATACTTGATCCAACCATTCCAAAATAAACTTTAATATCTTCGTTATCCCACATGTACATTACTCCTACATGACCCATTTGTAAGGCTTCTTTAAACATTCCTGGTTGATCTTTATAAGTTTCATTATTCCATACTATGCCATAACTTCCATCACTAGGATCCCCATATAAAGAATTTAATCGATCTGGCATATTTTTGTATATTTCAATATAATCCATTCCAGACAAATTTCTTTCCATAAGAATATATCTAGCTAGTGAAAGTTTATTATCATAGAAAAAGTAACCAACAGCATAACTATTACCAGCGATATTAATTCCAGTATAAAATAATAAATTACTCTCTTCTTCATATAAACTAGCTGATTCATTTTCCTTTACTTCTTCTTTAGTCATACCCCAGTTTACATTTCTGAAATCTTGACCTAAAGCAGTAAAACTAATTCCTATTACCAAGATAAATACTAATAAAACTGTTAATTTTTTCATTAATGATCCTCCTAATTAATTTTTAATTATAAAAATTCTATACCATTTTGATGTAAAATAACTTCTTTATTAGAAACATCTAAATGATTTTCTTCATCTAAAAATATATCTAACCACTCATCAGTTTCTAAATTCTTAACTGCAACGCCCCAAGGAAATTCAATCACTCCAAACTTATCTTTTTCTTTTTCTTCTTTATAATCTTCTAAACTAACTATTTTATTATTAATAAAATATCACTCCTTTCTCTATTCATTATAATAATATAGATTTATAATTAAAGTAAAAACAGATAAGGAAATTAATCCTTATCTGTTATTGTAGTTATTCGTCCTCATCTAATTTATCTTCTTCCTTCACTTCAATTTCAGCTTGTTGCTTAATGCCAAACGCACCGAGTCCATTATCTTCAATGATAACTTGCTCTTTTTCTTCTTTCTTTTTCTTATCTTTTTCAGTCATATCTTATCATCCTTTCTTAATCATTAATAGGATTATTAATAAAATTGTTATATCTTAAAAAATCTTTAGTAGCGTCTGAAATTTGATTCAATTTTTTTATCTCTTTTATAGTAAACCATCTAATTTCATCATGCTTATGAGGTTCCTTATTAATTAAATTACCTTTATAATTTATTATATTATATAAGAAACTTCTTACTTTTATTACTTTGTTCATTCGTTTGTACTTCCTTGTTTCAAGAGATACCAAATCGTAATTCAATAAACTAATATTAAGTTCTTCAAACGCTTCTTTTCTCAATGTTTCTTCTTTAGTTTCACCATACTCTACTTTACCTACTGGAATAGTCCAAGTATCAAGTTTATTGTGCTTCATCAATAGATATTTATCTTCTTCATTTCTTATTATCATGGCTATTCCATCGTGATCTCTCAAATCTGTCTTATTGAATTCAATACCTTCAACCAATCACAGCACTCCTTTAATCTCTATTCATTCAGATGTATTATGTGATCGTGTCCACAATTAGGACAAGATTCTCCATCATTTTCCCATTTTCTTTTCTTGCCACATAATTGACATTTTCCATATATTTTAGTTGATTCATTTAAACTTTTATTTATCAATTGAATGTCTAATAAATCTTTATCTCTTCCAAATATCTCTTTCCATTTTTTAATAGATTCTAGTGTTTCTACTTGAAGCCCTTCTACTGTTTCAGTTTCGTAATCATACACTTCAGGAGCCCAAGAATCAATATTAAAACATTCTATATCATTATTTATTTCTATTCTTTTCCCATTAAATTTAGCAGATTCTATTTTATACTTTTTAGACAATTCATTAAAAAAATAATCATTCTCTACCACTAAATCAATATCATTAGTATAATCTTTGACTCCATGTAATACTAATGCAGATCCAGAACCTACAAAAAATTTATCTCTTGGAATGTCAATTTCGTTATTAATCATTTTAATAATATTTTCTTTATTTATTCCTGCATTATTAGTAGATTCATTCAATAATTCTAATTCTTTTTTATTAATATCCATCTCTTCAGCCAGTAAGTTCATATCATCAACTGAAGATATCTTTAATTCTTTTATTATTTCCTTTACTTTTTCTTTATTATTCATAAGCAACAACCTTTCAAAAATCAATATTTAATTCTTATTAGTTCTTTCATGACCTATTTCTCTTTTTTCTTTGTTTTTAAGAGTTCTAGGTAAAGCTAATCCACCTTGAAGGAGATCAGTATTGATTCCTGCAGCAGTCATATAAGCATCTATAACGTTCAATGTTTGCTTATCTTCAATATCGCTTTCTAATTCTCCTAGATTGGCGTAGCCTTCAAGAGATATTTTTTGCTCCATTTGCATTTTTTGCTTAGAGTCATCAGATCGTGGTCCAAGGGCTTCTTTAAGGAACTTATCTGCACCCATAGCCACTAGACTTTCCATCTCTGGCTTGGTGATCGTTTATATTCATATAGATTCGCTAATATCTATACAGTTCTCTTATGAACTTCTATATGTTTCCATATAGACTAGACTATATCTTCACTTCTTTCGAAGTGTCTCCTGTTTCGAGTATCAATAACTTATACTCTACTCCCTTTCGAGATAGTCGTTGAACATCTTATATTTAATTCAATATTTTTTCTTCTAGTATTTTTTCTATATTTTCTTTTTCCCAATAAGGAATTCTAATTAATTTTATATTATTTTCATTACAAAAAATATTTTTTATTTCATCATTTTCTTTTTGTTTTTTAAATCTTTCTATTCCACCAAAATAATCTATAGGTTGATAATGTTGTATTCCATCATATTCTAATAAAATAAAATCATCATCTGTTTCTATTTTAAAATCAAAAGGAAGATAGTTAATATTTTTACATTTTTCAATAACAAATTCATTTTCAAATTCTATATTTTTATCTTTCAACCAATTATGAATTATTTTTTCTCCTTTAGAAGCCTTACATTTAGGACATCTAGTTCCTTCTAAAAAATGTAATGGTCGAACTGAATATTCATATCCACATTCTTCTATATCGTGTTTCATTATTACATTAGTATTATTATTAATATATTTACTTAATAATATATAATCATTTCCTTCTAATTCATATATTTCCTGTTTAAATTCTTCAGTAGTTTTTCTTTCATTTCCAAAACACTTTGGACAACGTTGTCCATTATCTAAAAAATTATGTGGATTCATTTTAAATTCATGTCCACAACTTTCTATATTATGTTTAATTAATATTTTATCTTTATTATCTTTACCATATTCAGTTAATGGAATATATCTATTACCAACTAATTTTTTCATTTCCCATTTAAATTGTTTATTTGATTTACCTTGTTTAAATTTTATATTATATTTTTTAATTTTATTATAAATAGTTTTATAACTACAATTAAAATATTTACTGCATTCTTTTCTATTTAAAAATTTATCTTCTATTAATTCTTTTAGCTTTTTCCCATTATTCTTATCAATATCTTTGTAACTTCTTTCTTCATTCAATTCTTCTTCTGTTATTAAATCTAACATATTTTACCTCCGATAGTAATTTATTTCCGATTTATATAATAAATAGGAAACGAGACTCGGATAATCTCGCTTTCGGGTATATTGCCCTATCCTATTAAATATTTGTTTTATATTAAATTAATTAATAAAATGATGCTGATTGCCCATTGTAATATCTATAAGGATTTTTAAGCATATCACGCTTACTGATTAAGTTACGTTGTAGCTCTTATAGCTTTAGGGTGTTCCAGCAATTAAGGAGATTCTAACATGTATTTTAAATTAATACATGTCACGCTATTAAATAACGTGCAGCACGACTATCGCCAGTCACTTGATGAAACTTTTCATTGCGTTGCATATTATCTTGGGTATAAGTATTCTTTTTCATTAATTTTCATATAGAATCGTTAATTCTATATCTGATTCAGCTATACGTTTCCATATAGATAAGACTATATCTTCACTAATTAAAGTGCTTCCTATTTCTACTATAAACTATAGTATACTATTAGTCGTTGGATGTTCTTATTATTAAAATATAATAAGATTCACTGCTAATTACCATTTAAGGTTTCAAGCAATTAAGGAAATTTTACTTGAGCAAAATAGTTCACTCAATACCTGTTGTAATCTTTTCAAATGTAAATCGTGTTTTTTATATAGAATCATTAATTCTATACCATATAGCTATACGTTTCCATATAGACAAGATTATATCTTTACTAATCAATATAGCATTCTCTGTTTCTATTGGATTTCCAATATACTAATAATCGTTGGATGTTCTTATTATTAAAATATAATAAGATTCACTGCTTATTATCTAATCAAAGACTTTCAAGCAATTAAGAGAATTTTAATTGGGCTATTTACGTGATTAACCCAACTGGAACTTTAGTTCTACTTCTAATCTCATTCCCGTCTTTATCAGGGTAATAGATATATTCTTCTAGCTCTATATCAAGTATGTCTGCCGCTTTCTTAACGCCTTCCATATCAAGTTCTTTTTCAAATGGCTCCGTCTCAAGATAGAAATTCTCACTATCATCTTCCAGAAAATCACTCAACCATTCGTCAAACTCCTTATTAGTGCTCATCTCTTCAAACTTATCCTTATATTTATCCTTATTATCACCTGAAGGGTCTAGTGTTTTCATAACATCATATACTAGGTTTTCTATTCTTTCTCTCTTATCAGTCGAAATTCCTGCCATAATTTAGCCTCCTATCTTAATCTATAATTTCTTCCAATATTCCTTCGATAGTTTCCCTCTCAATGACATCTATTTCATCTATCAAGTTGTACAGCTTGAATTTATCTTCCTCTAAGTCGTAACAAATGTAATCATTATCACTGAGATCTCCTATCACTACGTAGTTCATAGAAACAAAATCATAATCTAGAAACTCATTGACATTCAACATATTTTCATAACCAAGTATCATCACATCTTTATCTTTATATTGAAAAAGAAATGGATCCTTAGACTTTATCAACTCGGTTACTTCGTCTGGAAACCTGTTGTTGTACTTTTTCTCCAGCTTATTTATAGCTTTATTAGTTTTCGTATCGTGTTTCTTTTTCCTTATAGCATCCAACATAGAATTATTTTTAGAAGAAAACAGCCCTTCGCTAAGAAAGACTGTTTTATTATAATTATTTAATTTCATTAATCATCACTCTTTTCTAACTTCTTTTCACCTTTATCTTTAATTTTCTTAGCATCTTTAACAAATTTATCATATTTTTTAGCTTTATTTTTATAAGTCTCAGATTTTTCTCCATCAGCTTTTTTAGCCTTATCTTCCATTTTATCTCTTTTCTTTTCATAAGTAGAAACATCTTTTCCAATAGCTTTAACCATTACTTTAAGATCTGTTCCTTCCATTTTATCTACTTCTTTTTCTATTCCTTTCAAATAATCTTTTGCTCCATTATCTAAAATTTTTCCTTTAAGCGTCATGGCTTCCCCTAGTAAAGCTAAACTTCTAAACATTTCATCAAAATCATCATCTGTTTCCTCATCAATTATTTCTACATCCTCATTAGTTGATTTTTCTCCACTAACTGCGTCTTCTATCTGTTTGATGAGACCTTCTAACTGACCTTTGATGAGATTGAGATCATCTTCAGTTTCTTCATTCTCATCATCTGCTTTGGCATCCTTGATATCTTTAAGAAAAGGTTTAGCAACCTTTAAAAATTCTTCTTTGTGCTTCTTAACAGCTTTCATAGCTTCACTTTCTTCATTCAGTATGCTTTCATCTAAAAACATAATTATTCACTTCTCCTTTTTAATTTAATATTATTAATAATCTAACTATTAGACTAAATACAATCATTATCAAAAAATAATATAAAGCTTTTGATTGAAATAATTTATCAGTAGCTTTTCTATTGTTAAATATATAAAAATCAATAGCAAAAGAAAACACTAAAAATACAGTCAATATTACCAATGAAAGAAATACATTAGAAAGGAATATCATTTTAAATCATTCTTTTCAATGTATTCTCCAAGTTCTGAATCGTCACTGATGTTAATGTCGTACTCATCTGCTTTCTTAATGATATTCTTTGCTAATATTTCTTTATCTTTACCTTTAGCGTGATAGAAGAATTGAATTGCTTTTCTAACATGTTCTTCATCATGTAAAGGGAATTTTCTCTTCTCAGGTATTCCGAAATCGTCATCATCCAATTTTTCTCTTTCTTCTTTAGATAATTCTTCTTCATTTAAAAATAGCATTAATAATCACCTTTGTTTATCTTTCTATTTTTCCATCTTAATTTACCATCAAATTCATTGATTGAATATTGATCTTCTTCGAATTCACTTTCACACCAAGTTTTAAAGTCTTCTTTATAACCATCAAATAGAGGGAATAATTCTTCATCCTCTAAATATAAAATCGTATAACCGTCACCTTCTTCTCCATCGTAACACTTAGTGCTTTCACTTAAATTTAAAAATACTCCTTCAATTATATACTGCATTGAAGATATTTGCCCACATACTTCGTTGCTAGCATGACCAGTAGTTTCATAACCATTTTCATAAAAATTTATTGTTATCATCTATTATCACTTTCCTGTGAAGGTCTGCTGGATTTCGAAGATAAAATACATGTAAGTCCCTCTGCGGAAGTTCGATAAAGTTGCAGCTCTGGAACTCTTAACGTATCTATCTGAATAGTTACTCAACCAATGATCTAATATTTCTTTAATTCTAATAACACTATCGTTCTTAGTATTGCTCTTGGAAAGTATCTTTTGACCTTGTAGGATGAACTTCTTTGACCCAACAGTGTCAGACTTATTACCTTCGTCCACCAAGTAAACCTGAAGTGTATTAGTTATTAATTCTTTTATTAATTCATTTTCATTTTCTATTATCTTTACTATAGCTTCATGAAGACCTTTTTCTGAAATACCAGATATATTAGCAGATATCTTAACTACCTCTCTGTTTACCCCATCGTTGATAATAGTCATTGTAGCGTTGTTGGATAGCTTAGATATCAATAGAGAATTATTTTCTATTTCTCTATAATCTTCTTCTTTAAAAGATTCATATTCTTGATTGATATAACGCCCCTCATCTGCTACGATATAATACTTGTTCGCTATATTTTTAATCACACTATTCAAGCGGTCGCGCCAATACATAAGGTAATCCTTAGCAGACTCATCATCAGCATCAACTAATAATTCAGTGTAGGTTGTCTGAAATACCTCCATCTTCTTATTGAGCATCTTGAACAAGTTACCTTCACTTTTAATATCATATTTATTACTCATCTCACTAACCGTATACCTCATGATATTATCATTAGGCTCGTAAGGAAAAAATTTATAATGTAATGATGAATAAAAATAAAGTGTAAGATACATTAAACATTTATAAGCTTCATCTTGTTTATTATTTACATAAAAATATCTAATAATTCCAAACATGACCCATGGAAAAGTATTAGGAAGTAATTGCCATCTACCATCTACAAATTTATTTTTCTTAATATAATTTTCCATAGTCCTTTTATCTAAACCAGTTAACTCGAAAGGTTTTTTAACTTGATACTCATTCTCCTTATTATTACCGAAGAAAAGTCTTTGAGTTATTAAATCAGTATATAATTTATCTGAATTAGAATCTATATATTCAGCTACTAGATCCAACATTTCTTTTTGATTTCTCTTTGTAAAGTTTTCTTCTATAATTGGATATATCTCTTCCAAATAGTATTTGCTCAACTCATTAACATCTCCTTTCTTTTATAAAAAAAAAATAGACGGGAAGATAATCCCGTCATATTTTAATGATTTATTTTATTGTTACAATTTATTTAATTAAATAAACTATTTTAGTTAGTGATGGTTTTGGTGAAGTTATCACCTTTAAAATGTCCATTGAAAGAAGATATTTTTAATTTGGCTTCTTCATCACAAAGATCGCATTCTGCAGAATGTCTATCTTCGATCTTTTTCATTTTTTCAAATTCATTACCACAATTATTACACTTATATTTATATATTGGCATTTTGATTGATTCTCCTTACTTATATATTTTACCTTCTCTAGTTCTAATTATTCTAATTACTTTTTGAAGAAATTGAACCATATATTTAGATAATATTACTGGCTTTCCATTAGGTTTTGTCATCCCTACTGTATTGCCTTTTCCTAAAATGTCATATTCGAACACTTGTTCTTGATATAAGAATTTTAGTATTCCTTCGACTACAGTAGAGTCTTCCTTGACCCATCCTTCTACTGCGAATATGTCGACTCCATTATGATGTTCATTGCGGAAATTGATTCTAATCTTATCATCTATTTTATATATCTCTTTCTCATAATCCATATGAATAAGGTTCTCACCGTACTTAACCTTCCAATCCAAGTACTCTTCCAAATAAGTGATTCTCTTAGGACCAACTTGATATATGTCTTCTATATCTTTTAGATCTTTCTTGGATATATTTTTATACCCAGCTTCTTTTAACCTTTCGGTAAGAGTTTCACCCCACTTAAGAGCATATTTAATATCTTCTACTTTGACTCCTCTTTTTTTCAAAATATTCCTCCTTTTCATGCACTTCTAAAATTAGAATATCCTCTTCTCCATTTAATTCTGAGATAATTTTAAAATTATTATTCTCGTTTAATAAAATTAACTTTTCTCCTTCTAACATATTTCTTCTCTCTTTTATCATCTTTTTTAGTTTTTCTAAACTTTTTTCTAATACATCTAAATCTATTCCTTTTTTATAGAAAACATCTTCTATGATGCAACTATAATTGATAATTTCATAACCAGTATCTTCACTTAAAAAATTAGCTATATCTTCATAGTTATCTAACTTAACCATCTTTATTCCTCCCCATCAATTATTTCTTTAATATTGTGATAGATGTTATCAGTAGAATCCTTAATACCTTCAAAATAAGAGTAATCATCACTTTCATAACTCACATCATCTAATTTACTGTTCTCCTTTTTCTTTTCTAAAAATTCCAATATTTTCTCTAATTTTTCTTTATCATTCATTTATTAAACCTCCTTTATTTATTTTCCATCTTATTTTCCATGAGTAATTTTTTATACTTAACTCCCACTCTTTCGTTTTCTGATTTATCAAATGTTTCTAAGAAACCAAATATATCCAAGTATTCTCCATTTATATATCTTCTTATATGAGTTCCATCAGAATAATTAAGATTTACTTCTTCTTCAGTTTCTATCATATCGCAATAAGGATTGTCACCATAAAGTTTATCTAAATCATGAAAATAAACTTCCCTATCTATATAATCATTAGTATTTCTTATTAACCTATTGATTGACAAACCATGGGAGTTATATATAGCCTTTTCTAGTGAATCCCTAATGCTATCAAAAAGATCCTTCTTTTCCTCGCTCCATAGTGACTCTAAAGTTGTATAAAAACTTACACTAAATTCTTTTCTATATATAGTATTGATAAATTTATCATGTTCTAAAAATTTTTGAAGAGTGTATGATAAATAATCTTGGTTATCAATTAACTTATTTCTTTCTTTTTCATTCAATTTGTCTAAATAAACCATCCATTGCTCCATAAAATATTTAAAACCTTGATTCTCTTGATGCATATCAAATTCAAATATAGAATCAATATATATTTTATAATACTTTAGAAAATTATCATCCTGATTTTCTAAATTGATTTCCATTTCTTTCATAAATTATTCATCTCCCTCTTCTTTTTCTATTTCTACATTAATTATGGGTTCCGAATCTGAAACTGGGATTAGAAATAGCAACGCTAATAAGGACTTAACATCTTTTGTCAGATACAAAGCTACTAAAACACATATGATTATTCCTATCGATATTATTATCTTGCTGGTTGAATTGTCATCCATGTTAATTCTCCTTTATTTTGTTTTCCATATTTTCTTTCTTGTAAGCAATACCCACTCTTACCTCGTCAGATTCTTCAAACGCTTTAACTATTCCAAAGACATCGTAGTAGCTCCCATCCACCAATATCTTTTTGTAACTTTCATCCCTCCAACCCAAATTGACTATCTCCTCTTCATAATCACCTTCGTAGAAAGGATTTTTAACTATATATTGATAGTCGTAATAAGTTTCTTTTCCATTAAAATATACTTGAGTGTTCCTAGCTATTCTTTTAGTAGCTGATAAGTGCATATTATAAAGCGACTTCTCCATATTATTTCTAATGACTTTTAATAGTTCCATCCTATTATTTATTAATGATTCCATTTCTTCAGGGTAACTTTCATTATACCAACCTAAGCCATATCTTATCATTGATATAAACTCCCTATTCTCCATGATCTTCGACATAGCCCAACTTAAGTAATCTGGATTATTTAATAATTTTTTTACTTGCTCATCAGTAATTCTATTTAAATATGCAATCATATGAGTAAGAAAATAGTCTGTTGCTTTATTATGTCTATTTCTATTGTCAATACACATTGCATCTATATATGCTTTAAATGATTTTAAGAAAGCATCATTAGAATTTAATTTAAACTCCATTTCTTTTCTTTTTCTTTTACTAGGCATTATAAATTCCTCCTTAATATTCTAAAAAATTAAAAGAGATACTAGGAATTAACCCAGTATCTCAATAATTTGCTTAAGCTAAGAGTTCACAACTCGATTCATTCCAATCTGTAGTTTCTCCCTTTTTAGTTCCATTCAATCTTTCTACTCTAAATCGAAGAGTTTCTCCATCATTTCCATAATAGAATCCATCCACTCTTCCAACGTCGCCTTTTTCTGGATTGGGTAAGTTGTCGTTAATAACGACTGCACCATCTAAATAATTATGATTAGGTTCACCATTGATTAACCTTTGTAAATTTCTACCTCTTGGCATTTAAAACCACTCCTATTATTTATTTTTAATGGGGACATAGAAATTAATCTACATCCCTATTAAATTCCACTACATATTCTCACTCATTTTAAGTTCCTTTACAACTCCATGAGGTTTTTCAACTGATAGGTTTTCTTTATTCTCAGTTAATACCCAAATGATGTGATAGTTCTTATTTCTTAGATATTCATCGGGTATGCTACTCTCACCCCAACCATCTGTAAAATAAACTAATACATCACACTTAGGTTCTTTCTCCTCTTTAAGGTGCTTGAATACTGGAGTAAAAGCTGTTCCTCCTCTACCTGAAATACTCTTAACGTCAGATGATCTTTCAATAGGATAAATTCTGTTAATTTGCATGTCACACTCAATTACATATAACTTATCATTAACAGAATTAAGTATATCCATGATTTCATTGAAAGCCCATTCAACTTCAGTTTGACTCATTGAACCTGAAGTATCTATTGCTGCACATACTCTTACAGCTCTCTTCTTCATTCTACCAGGTAAATCATAACGATTACGCTGTCTTCTGTTTCTCCTGAGCATGGTCTTCCTGTAAGGAATTTTAAGAGACCCAAGCATTCTTTTTAATTCCTTTTGCCAACTGATTACTGGTTTTTTGTTCAACTTATGGATAGCTTCTTCCATACCACCAGGTAGTTTACCTCGTGATTTGTTTTGAGCCTGTTGTGTGATCTTTTTAGCTACGTCTTTAGCTAATGACTCATCGCCCTCTGCTTTAGATTCATCCCAAGCATCATGGTTAGCGATTCCTTGTTTCCTCTTCTCTTCTTCAGACATCTCATCACCTTTACCACCACCAGATTCACCTTGACCTTCTTGCTCTTCTCCTTCTTCTTCACCCATGCCAAATGATCCACTGCCACCAGCTACAGACTCAGGAGATTTATTTCCACCACCAGATCCAGAACCATCATGATTCTGACCTCTGAGTTTATCCATCATTTCTTTAAGATCTTTATTGTTCTTCTCTTCTTCAGCTAGTTTTTTAATGTAATACTCAGAACTCTCTCTAGCGTCAAGATCCAAACCTTTCTTTCTGAATTCTTCAAGGTTCATTGCTTCTTTTGGTAGGTTATCAATATATTGATTGATGGCTAAATCCATTCCAACGTTAACTGTAGTATGATCATATTGTTTATGAAGCTTTTTACCACGAACTGGATGGATATTAACTATATGATATAATTCGTGTTTGATAATAGCTTCTATCTCAGATAAATTAAAATTGAATAGAAATAATGGATTAATCATAATATTATAATGACTACCTACTAAATTACAAGCAGCAGGTGCAGGTAATTGATAGGTAATCTTTCTTTTAATCTGCATTAGTAGATGAGCTAGAAAACTGTCATCTACTAATAGTTTAAATACAGTAAGTTCAAAGAACTCTTTAATTTGTCCTTTTAATTCTCTTTCATTTAATTCATTTATATCTTCAACTTCTTCCAACTTACTTTGTATTTCTTCATGAAGTTGTTTGATGTTCTTATTCGACATATTACTCATCACCTTCCTCTTTCTTTAATTTCTCTTCCATAAGATGTTTCTTATAAAGTTTATATAAATTCTCTGATGCTTCTTTATCTAAATTGATTTCTTTGGTAGGAGAGCTTTCACCATAATTTATATCTGCACATTTGATGATTTTCATCCTACCTTCTGAATCAACTTCTAAATAAGTATCTGGGAGCGTAGAAATTTTGGTAATTTCTATCATTAAAACCCTTCTGTTCTCGCATCAGCTTCATGGAAGAGGTCAAGGAATTTTTCTTCATTGAAGAGCTTTTCATAAATACTATCGGTATAGTTTCTCATGATATCAGAGATAACTCCAACCATGCTGTCTTTAGGGATAGCATTTAGATATTCATAGAAAGCGTCCTTCATCCATGATTCCATTCTAGGAGCTTTATCAAGATGTCTCACAACTCTATTGGATAGTACCGAAATCCTAGGCATTGTCTCTTCGTAGAGCTTATCTTTAATTTCTTCTGTTAATCCTTTCTTATTGATAATCTCTTCAACTTTAATCATTGGGTTTTGCTTTTCCTCAATGAATTGTCTAAATGCAACAGAAGCAGATGATCCTACTGTACCTTTGATTACTGGATATATTAAGTGTTCTGGATTGCCTAGATCTTCATTGGATCTAATGACATCAGAAACAGCTTCCCATGATCTAGGAGTAGCCTTAACATCTTCATCAGTATTAGGTACGTGGAGCAGTTCAGGGTTTGTAGCGATGAAGTTAATGACATCTTCGTGAACCATTGTCATTTCTTCTCCCTCTACTTTCTTCTTTCTGTTAGCCCATTTTAACCATTCTTCAACTTCAGGTTCCATTTCAAGCCAAATGAATCTATCTTTAAGAGCATCATTCATTACGTTTACCTGATAGTCTCCATATTCAGAGTTTTCAGGGTTACCTGCAGCAATGATCATTACATCGTCAGGTAGTTCAGTTTCATTGATTTTCTTATCTAGTATGAGCTGCATTAGTTCTTGCTGAGTCTGAATATCACTACGGTTTATTTCGTCGACAAAGAGGAGAGTTGCATATCCTTCCTTATGGTTATCCCATATCTCCTTCATTTTAGTATGCATTGTATATGTGTTTATGACTGTACCATCTTCTGTTTCTTTCGGTACGGGAATTCCGCCTCGTGTTATTCTATACTTTCGTATAGCACAGACTATATCTTATTCCTTCAGCATTATCTGGTAAGGATCTCGGCACTTGGAATGATGCATTTCATCATCATTCTACTCTACTAACTATATTATATTAAAATATAATATGTTTTCGATAGTCGTTGCACCTTCCCTAATGGGCTTGGCACAGGATCGGCATATGATAATTTCTAATTATCTTTTAGCTTTCCCTGTTAGCATGATTAAAAATCATACACCCTGCAATTACAGGTTCACCGAGTTTTACTATCCGATATTTCTACCGGAAGAGAACCTAGATTGAATTAAGCTCTCCTTCTTTAATTAAAGATCCAAATAATGTTACCAGTCTGACATTTTCATACTTCTCACAAAATTCTTTACCAATGTTAGATTTACCAATACCAGCATGTCCAACTAAATATGGGGTTCTTCCACCTAATACACTGATCTCAATTGCCTGTAATGTGTCTTGAAAATTCATTATTAAACCACTCCTTTTAGTTTTTAATATAATTTAGTATAATAACTTCATTTAATCATCAAAATAATATATATTTAAATTATAAGTTAAATAAAACAATTCCCCTCTCATTTATTTAATTCTCAAAAAAATACAAAATCCCTACCTAAAATTCAAATTTTTTAAGTAGGGATATCAACACTTTTAGTTCATTTTTTGTTCCATAATATATTTTCTAATATATTTATTATCAGATTTTTTAAGAAACTTTTTAAATTTTTCAATATCGAAATTTCCTAAATCTGTTTGATAAATTTCATCATCATATAAAAATCTAACTATTCTTAATATAGAAAGGTAATGTAGTTGTTCTATACCAAAAGTCAGTATTTCATATATTGAATACTCATTCTTTTTGAATTCTCTATTATAAATGGAATTTGAAAAATGATAAAAGAATTCTTTGTCACGTTTCATTACTGTTTTAAGACATTCTTTAAATTCAACACTTTTAGTGTAATCAATCCCACTTTCTATTATGAACATTATATAAGCATTAAAAGTTCTAAAGAAATTATGTCCAGAAGTATTATCCCATTTATAATTTTCTCTATATTTAATATTAGTATTAAATAATGTTCTGGATACTCTTTCTTCAAATTCATTTAAATCTATTATATCTTCTAATTCGCTTGTCTTAGATTTTAAAAAACCGTTTTTGTATCTCACTATTTTAGATACTTTTTTATGATTTAATTCTTCATAGTTATTATCATATGGAAAAGGAGTATACCCTTCAGTATCTACTTTTTCTAATAACTCATTCATATAATTATTAACTGGTTTCATTATCTCTTTATATTGATATTTAAATAACTCTGAATAGTTATTGTAATTTTCTAACCTAGCAATAAAGAAATCTATAACAGTAAATTTATTAATATTATCTTCTCCTTCCATAAAAAATGTATATTTAAGACCAAATCTATCAAAAGTTGGCTTTCCCTTATAAAGACACTCTTCCGTTCTTTCTTATTTAAGAGATTCTTCCATTTGATACTTTTTAATTAAACTATTTTCACTATTCTTTATTTCTTTTAAAACTTCTTCCCATAAGTAATAATCATAGTCACTATATTCACTTTTAAATATGCTATTAATATTACGTATAAATCTTTTCTTAGTCATAAAATGAATATCTTCTAAAACATCAATTATTGTATTTACTAAAAAGTCCCTTACTTCTTCATCTGTATGTTTCATTTGATATGTTGTATCATAATTATCTAATAAATTAATAGTAAATTCAGTATCATCTTTTATAAACTGTTCTATTATAGAATAAGATAAATTTTGATATTCGGTAGTTAATAATTTATCTTTTTTATAAGCATCTTTACTTAAGTATATTACTGATGCAAGAAATAGTTTATTATTTCTTGATTTAGTTAATTTTTGAGTAGATAAAGCTTTTTCTATTAAGGTACATACAAAATCGAATTTAAAATCTATTTCTTCTTTATCTTTAATAATTTCTAAAGAGTTTGATATTAGGCTAGAAAATCTATTCATTGTACTATATAAATTTCTTCCATCTGAAGCGTAATACTCTTTAAAATCCTCTCTAGTAACTATATTGATATCATATTCTTCATATAAATAATCCATTAAATCAAATAATATACTTCTTATTAATTTAACTTGAGTTTTATATTCTGATTGTGAATAAGCATAATTAATATTATTAATAAATTCTTTTAAAAAATCAATATTATTTTCTTTATTATTCATTTATTAATCCCTCCAAATTAATTGTATTTTTCATATACAGCTTTAGGTAATACCATATGATATGTTGTTTTCATTCCAGATTTTGGATCATAATATCTTCCATTTATATTAAAATGGAAAATGTTATCTGGGAAATTTAATTTTTCTTCAATTGTTTTAAATCCAACTTTTTCTCTACTAAAAAGGTTTTCATTTAGTATCAGATGTCTATCTAATTTCATTAACTTATCTTTATTCACAAGATTAATATTTTCTTTAGCCATAGAATAAATACCTAATAAATCAATTAATTCCTTTTTTCTTTCTTTTTCATTCTTGGTTTCTTTTCTTAATTCTTCAATAGTTTCATCAGTTATTCTCTTAGATGATGAATAATGTTTAGATATTGGATTATAATAATAACCATCTTTAATATCAAATTTAAATACTTCTGGAAATTTTATTTTCATTTGCAATACCCTATCTAAATTATTTTTATTATTTTGAATGTATGTTAAATATCTATCAACTACATCATTATCATAATATCTTCCAATAGGTTTCACTAAATGTTCTAATAAATATACTTTTTCTTGTTTTGATAAAAGTTTATTATCTATTTTAAATAATTTATACAATTTATTTAAATTATCTAATTTTGAATCTTTTCTATTTTTAACAGTTTCAGTATAATTATCAGTTTTATTAGGTGGGTTTATAATTGTGTAATAATAAATAATTGATACTACAATTGTAATTAAAATCATAACTAATAGTATTGAATATACCATTCAATAACCTCCTTTAATTTAATTTTAGAAATAAGAAACCATACAGTATTTTTTCAACTGTATGGTTTGTATATTAAAATTATTATGAATAATATTTTAAATTTTCTTTTTGATTTTGGGAAATTTCTCTATACAATTTACCTAAATTTACACCCTGGTTAGTTTTATTGTTAGTTGGGACTTTTTTCTTTTAAAAATCTGTGTTACATATTATTTGTCTAACTTTTGTTCTAGCTTAACCTTTTTTACTACATTCTTATATCTCTCTAGTCCATCAGGAATATCATTAATAAAGTCATAGTTAAATAGGTTATCGCTGTAATCGGTATAGACATCCTTCTCAAACTCAACTATATAGTTTTTAACCAAAGCCTTAAGAGTAAGACCATGTGTTAAATCACTATTATTAAATGTCTCTAATATCATTCCTGCAACTATTTTATTTAAATCATCAATCATGCCATCTGAATAAGCTGTAAAGAAATATTTTTTAATTCTATAAAACTCGATATTATCTACTGTATTTTCTATAAATTCCCTTATCATACCTAAATAGTCTTCATAATTATCTTTTGTTAGATAATTTTCTACAAATGCCATATATGCTTTGATTCTCTCTTTAAATTCTGTTACATTACCTGCCATTATAGAGTTTCCTTTTAGAAGAAATTGTTTTACTTCAAATGGTTGATCGTCAAAAGTATCTTTATCTATAATATCTAAATTTTTAAATATTTCTTCATCATAATACTGTTTATCAAAATTACGCCTTCCAACATTTACGATTTTGAAATACTGTTCTAGTTCTTCTTTAGTAACTGACTGTTTTACAATTGTTACATGTTCATATCTATAAAGATGTCTACTCATATAAGCTTTGGCTTCAGTACTTATTTTATCACTATTTTCCATAAATATCTTTTTCAACCAATAATCTCTACCTCTTCCTTTTTCATCACTTCCTACTATTCCATCTAATGCTAATTCTCCTCTATATGGATCTTCTTCTGTATTGAATAAGTCTATAGTTTTGCTTATTATTTCTTCTTCTCTATCTCTAATACCAACTTTCTCTAAGTATCTTGAAAATCTATATTGTGATAAATTATCAAATTCTACATAGTTATAAAGATCTTCAGTAGTAACTTCTTTCCCATCTCTATTAAGCATTAATAATGCTTCACTATTTAGATTTTTAATATTATCTCTTATCATTTCAGGATGTTTAGAAAGATATTTATAGTTATCATATAATTCTCTTCTCAGCATCTCTTCTATCTCATCTTTAGATATTTTTCTTTTAGTATTATAAGTATTTTTATCTATTTCATAATACACCATATCATTTATATCATTATAATATAAATCATCATTTATTTCTTCTACTGAATTAGCTATAAAAGCCCTGTCAGAGTTGGTGTTCAATACTAATATTTTCATGATTTATCTCCTTTCATTATTTAGTTTTAAATCTACTTTAAGCATTTTGTAAGCTACATAAGCTTCTTGAATATTATTTCTTATTATTTCTTTAACCTCTTTGTTTTCCATACTGTCTGTTAATCTTATTCCTGATTCTTGTCTAAAATAATATGAGAATTTATTATATCTAAACTCGTTTATTAAAACAAAATCAGTTATCATTTGATACTTATTATTTTCAGAATAGTTTATTATAGCATCCTTTCTAACTTTAATTGTTTGAATTAGTTCTTCTTTAACAACAGATCTAAGATTCCTAGTAGCTAGTTCATTCAGTTCTTCGTTAATATTAAGTCTAAAGAAATTATTTATATTCTTTTCACTAGGTTCTATTCCAGCTTCTTTATACGCCTCAACGATATCATCAACATCAAAATTAATTTTAACTGTAATTTCCATGGTTATCTCTCCTTTATTTTTATTGAATTGATATAAACAAAATAATAATAATAATTTAAAACATAAGGGATGTGAAATAATAATGACTGCAACTCAAATAAACGCCATTTTAACCAATGATACACAAGAAAACATTTTATATATTAAAGTTAGAAGTAGTTTGATGGTATATCCTGATAGGAACTCATTAGTAGAATTTAATGATACTGATGATTTATTACATGTTATTGATAATAATGGAAATCATGAGTATTGGAGTTACGGAGATATAACAATGATTAGATTCAAGGGAGAAGAGTTAACTTCATATGAAGAAATGCTTATGCAGCCAAGTAGTAAAGTTATTAGAAATTAAATATTAAAATCCAAACCTATTTAATTATAGGTTTGGATTATATTTAATATTTTTCTTGTTTTATTTTAGAGAGTAATAGGTAATCAAATATTCTTTCTCTCGTTTCTTCTGGTGCATTACTAAATAGGGATACAAAGAAATTTCTACACTCTTTTGTATTTTCTATTTTTAAATTATTAGTAATCATTAGTAAATTTAATAGATTATCTTTAATGTCAAATATTTCATTATCTTCTTTGGTCATAACTTCGATTAATAATTGATTTTCTTTAGTTTTTAATTGGTTTTCTATTCTAACTTCAGCAAGTTCACTATCTTCGATATCTTCAACTGAAAGGTAAAACATACTATCCTCATTGACAGTTTCATCTTCTAATCCTCTACCTACACTATCTCCCAGAGTTTGATCTAGTATATCTTCTATGTAGGTTTTAATAGCATATTCTTTTTCACTATTTATTTCTTTAATATATTCATCCTCAAGTTCAGATTCAATCATTTCTTTAATTCCTGTAGTATTAAATATTTTTATTACTTCATCTTCAATCGTATCAGATAAATCATATTCTTTAATATTTTCTTTAATATCTTTATCTGAGATTGAAATTTGTAAAATATCCATAATATTCATCACCTTTCATTAAAATAGTTTATTCTCTTTCAATATAATAATATATGTTTAAATTAGGTATTAAACAGTGATATTTATATATTTAATAAATATCACTGTATTTATATTAAAATTTAAAGTGACCTCCGAAAAATGGTCTCTTCTTGCTATCTACTGCCACAAATACTTCATAATTTTCTCCATCCATACTTTCTAATAGTTTAAATTTAAAATAAGGTTTTTTGTCTTTGAATATTCTCTTATGAAAACCCGAAAGTTTTAAACTAAATTTAGTTCCCATTATTTTTCATCTCATCTATAGTGGCGTGTATGATGTCTTTGATGAAACAATCAATGTGATCAATAGCTATATTTAAAATATTTAAAGAATTTTTATTTAAATTTTTCTTTATTCTATTTACTGCTTCTTCTAGTATTTCTTTCTGTCTACTTTCAGTAAAATTTCCTTTTTCTTTTAATTCATTTACTTTCTCTTGGTTTAAAGATCTTACCGTCACGGCTACTATTTCTTCAAGTTGTACCATGGCAGAGTCTAATTTTTCTAATTGTACTTTTGCCACTTTCTCATCATGCTCCAGTATCTTTCTAGACGTATATTGTGCCAGATATTTCACCAAAATCAACCCAGAAATAACAAATATAAATTCCACTGGATTGCTAAATATCTTATTTATAATTTCCATATTATCATTCCTTTCAAATTACTAATATTTAATATAATGTTGAAAAAATAATAAAGAGATAATCAATTAAGATTATCCCTTTATTATATCGAAAAACGGTAAGAATAAAAATACTAGGAGTGCATTTTATTACCTATTTATATGAATAAGAATCAAGGATACAACTAAGCTATACTGGCAAACACATAAAAAATATTCATCGAATTTTAGTCATGGGGTAATATTATTACATTTAGTCACATTTATTTATAATTCTGAAAGGAGATATCCATATCCTTGATTCTTAGTAGCAAAAGCAGAATATTGTATTTATTTGTTATTTGATCTTGTGTACTTTCTGATTAGAAGTTGCTAACTCCATTCCATATTGAATATTATCATCAGTTTTATATTCAGGTAAATAACGTCCTGTTTTAATATAATCTAGCTCGCTTCTGATATACTTGGGAATTTGATCTATTTTATACCTAGTGAACATCCATAGATCCACGTCAAACTGATTTAAAAATTGAATTAAATCAATTAAACTAGTCATATCTTGATCCATTGGATCTCCACCAAAAAGCATTATATTATCTATCAAATCAGGATAATCATTTATTTTTTCTTCTATATTATTATAATGTTCTTTATAATTTTTTCCTTTTAAAAAGTCCCACAATTCGGGGTTGTGGCAATTGGTACACTTAGGGGTTGCGTTACAACCCGCTAAGTATATATCTAAACTATTATATTTTAAAGTAAAGTCTATTTTAAATATATTCATCATATTAAATAGCCTCACTTATGCTTGGATAGAACTTTCTATTTGGAGTGTCGTGTTCTCTCCTCGTCTTGTTAAAATGTTTTGTGTTTACTAAGAACCCCACAACGCGCGTATAATGATCTGTTATAGGAGAACCACAAATTGGACAGATTTCTCCCGTAGTTACACTCATGTGTCCATTCTCACATTTACCTAGCATGTAATTAATAGCAAAATAAACCACTCCCATATTAGCAGAAGACTCTATCAAATTAGCCATTTGCTCCCAATCTTTAAGCTTAGTATCTACGTTCCAATGCCCGATACTTCCACCTGAGAAATTCTCATCAAACGTACCCTGTAATTTAATTCTATCAAGTAAATCAGCACCTGTAGTGAGTGGAATGAACTGGTTGCTATATAACTTATAATCATAACTATCATCTAAATGTCCAATCATTCTATCTTTCTTAACTAACTTAACGGATGTTCCTTCAGCAGGAATCTGCTCGCAATTAACTGGAACTCCGAAATCCTGACCATATTTATCATTTTCATTATTAATAGTTTTGATGATATCTTTACCTAACTGAATTCCATCCTCTTCTAAAATATCTTCACCCATAAGTTCAATCATTTCATTAAAACCATTCACTCCAACTGTATGATACTGCTTGTCAATGTCCATGAATCCTAATGTATACAGTGGATGTTTACCTTTATCAATTACATCTTCTATAATTTTTCTTTTAGCATAATTAACTTTATTAGAAACTCCAACCAAGTGTCTCAACTGCTTGAATATCTCTTCTTTACTATCATATTTTAAAGCAATTCTAGGGAGATTTATGGTAACAACTCCAAGGGAGCCGATCTTACTTGATCCTGTTCCAAAACTATTGAAATACTCGTTACTTGTATCAGATCTAAGCCTACAACAACTAGATAGAGTGGAAGTTTCACCCATATAAATGTTGATAAAGCCATTTGGTAAATTCTTTTTAGAAATCATCTCTAGAAAGCCTTTATCTTTAAGATTATTGTTTTCATCCACACTAAAGCAAGCAGTAGTTACAGGAAAAGTTACCGGAGTCCTTTGAAGTTCTTCATTCATAATATCAATATACATCTCTTGTAATTTCTGAACTGTTTCAATTTCTGGTGTAGCTCCTGTTTGAGGGTGGATATAATCATTAATCATATTTTCTAAGAAGTGTTGATCGTATATACTTATATTAGAAAAAATTGATTGATTTGATCTAAGAGGTTGATTTAATGTATAAATAGTACTAGTTAATTGCTCCCTAACATATTTCCATACATCTCCATCAGTAGCAAATTTAAAATGCGATTCTTCTTTATCTTTAAGTATATTATCAATATAAAGAGATATTACTAATAAAACATCACTAATACCCGTTGCTCCCAATGTACTATTAGCCGCAAGTACCATAAATTGCTCCAATTGTTTCATAAATGATAATAAATGCTTTGGAGGTTTACTTTCTATTTTATTGACCATTGGTAAACCTTTAGTCATTACGTCATAAGTACTGAAATTGAAACAATAACTCTTACCTGCTGAAATTCCATGCATATCATTAATATAAATATCACCAATAATATTTCTTTCTATAATTTCATTAGCTTCATCCAAGCTAAATTCTTCTTTTAGAGTTTTCCACAGTCTATAATAACTATCTAATCTATGCATTGGTTTCTTAGACTCTACACTATAACTGATAACTGATACATCAGACACATTAGCATTTGGATCAATAGAACCATCTGCCGTAACATCTGAATCGAAGAACTGGTTTCTGAACTTATTTAAATCAAGGTTACTACCTAAACCATCTAATTCAAATAACTCTTCAGGATAATTTTCTCTCAACCTTTCGAATAATTCGTCAAACTCTTTATCATAACTGAATTCAATTTGCATAACTAATTATCTCTCCCTTATATTATATATTTATATTTTAAACAGATTGTAAATCAGTAAACTGACCATCTTTAATAATCATTGGAAATGATCTAACTCCTGCTTCACTAGCCCTGCTGATTAGTGAATTTGAATCTTCTATCTCTTCCTTTAATTTATATTCAAATTCTATACCTTTACTTTTTAGAATATTTTTAACAACTGAACATCTTCCACAATTTTCTTTTCCTATTACTTGTACCATTAACATTACCTCCAAATTTTTTGTTTTTTATATGATATGATATAGTTAAATTTAATTACACTTTTTGAAAAGTATTAGTTTGTTTGATGCCAAAAATTGTTTTTTCTGTTAATTTTACACAATTTTACTCTATCTAAAAACTGAATCTCTTTGTATAAATGATATAGAATTCTAATGCTTTAGAAATTAAAAATTTATGAGAATATTAGGAACCAATGGAACAATAAATTAATCAACATGAAATTAAAAATAAATTAATTACAATAAAAATATATAGATTGGATGATATAATGGTTATACTGCAAGGATTTCATTGGAATTGTTTAAATGAATGGTATAAAGTTCTAGAAGTACTGGCAGATACATTGGAAGAAAAGCAATTCGACCAAATATGGCTACCTCCTCCCTCTAAAGGGATGGCAGGAGATAGTTCTATGGGTTATGACATTAAGGAACACTACAACTTAGATTCTAAGTTTGGAGATAAAAGAGAGCTAAAAAAGTTAATTAATAAACTACACGATAATAATATAGAAGTGATAGCAGATCTAGTGCTTGGGCATATGCTCGGTGGAGAGAAGCAATTCAACCCACTATTAAATAAAGAGACATATACCAAGTTTGATAATGATGATTTTCCCATGAATTACAATCATTTTTGTCATGAATGTGGGAAGTGTAATGCAGACAACGAGTTTGGAGAAACTATATGCTACTATTCAGATAATAACTATATGAGGGATAATCTAATAGAGTGGTCAAATTGGTTGGTAGAGGATATAGGTTTCGACAATTTCAGATTAGATAACGTCAAAGATATTAGGTGGGATTTTATAGAAGAATTTAGTGATGAATTTGATGGTAGATTCATCGTGGGAGAATATTGGGATGGGGATGATGAGATACTTAAAGATCTAATAGGAAAAACTGATATACACCTGTTCAACTTTCCTTTATTTTATAAACTAAGAGAGATGTGCATGAACCCGATGTATTCTATGAAAGAGATAGAGAATATTTCAACACATAATAAGGTTAACTTCGTTTCTAACCATGATATTGATAGAAGGGAAAGAGATAGTAATAAAGATGCTATAGTAAACAATAAGGAATTAGCATACGCTTATATACTATTTCAAGAGCAACCCGCTGTAGTCTTTTGGAACGATTACTTTGAATATAAGTTAAAGAAAGATATAGATAAGATGATAGAAGTAAGGAAATTAGTGGAAGATGATCCATTAAAAGTATTATATTTAGATGATGATCTTTACGTAGCTAAACGAGGGAATTATAATTTATATATTAATAATAGTAATAATGAAAGATATTATAATAAAATTAATATTAAACCACAAAGCTATAAACTAATATAAAAATAAAAAAGATAAAGTAGATTTTACTCTACTTTATCTTTAATTATTCTAACTATTTAATGCCCAGTTTAAATAGCTATCAATCCTAGCATTACTTTATTTAAAGTAATTACAGAAAGGAGGTGATATTATTATATTATTGTTTATCTAACAGGACACACGCCTGCTTCACAATCACTGCCAATCTCTTCTTCTCTTTCTTTATCTACGTCATCTCCACCATAAATTCTTTCATTCTTGTTAACAATTGAAGAATTAAATGGAGTAATTTTACTTGCTCTTTCTTCATATTCTTCTTGATCTATCTCTTCGTAAGGCATAAGTGGATAAGAGCTATCATTGTAAGATAAGAAAGAAACACCAACAACATCATCCCAGTTATTCCATAGCCATTCTTCTACATAACTCCATTCATTATCTCTAACATGAACAGTGATACTAGCATTATGATCCACATAATTCTTCATGAATAATCTATAAATCTCTAACTGTTCGATTGCATATACATCTTTCTTAACTTTACCTTCTGGAGCTTTAATTGGAAATTCTATTACTGCTGTATTATCCTTACCTGGATCTTGTTTGATAGGATAGTTTAATTCTTCAGCAGTTTTTAATAGAGGATCACTATTAGTAGTCCTAACTCTTCTGATGTAATACTCAGAGTGTGAGAAATGTAATCCACTGGAAACTGTAGGCATCTGTGATTGAGTATTGTGTGATTTTAAACCACCTTGATAATACATATGGCTATTTTCTACAGTAATATCATAAGTTCTTTTATCTTTTATAATTTCTTTATTTACTACAATATATGGATTTTTACTTCGAACTAATCCTTCACTGATTGGTCTATTTTGAGCCTTTACTGAATGCTTATTTATATAATCAATAGAATATTGATCACTAAAAGCTCTTGCCATTCTAGTTTTATACATTGGTTTATTAGAATATGATCCTTTTCTTACTGAATTTACTATAAAACTCATTGCTAATCCTACTGCTTCACCAACTTCTTGTAAGTGTCTTATAAATTCACTATTAGCTGAATCTATAGCAAATGTTTTACTAGTAAAACTTCCGTCATTATCAGCATAACCAGTTATAAATGCTAAAATAACATCTTTAGATGAAGTTCTAATAGGTTTAGGAATTCTATTAAAATTATCTTTTTTGTCTAAATTATTTTCTCTCAACCATTTTCTTATTTGAACCCTGCAAAAATTTTGTACATATGAATCTTTTCCTTTTGGTCTTTTTAATGTAGTTTCAACATTGAATTGTTCTTTCCATATCCTTTGAACTCTTTCATGTACATTTTTATGTTGGCAATGAAATTTTATTCTAGATTGATTTTTTCTAGCACTATCTTCGGGGAAACTTCCATTTGCAAGATAAGCACCTATTAACCATGCTAAATCTTCATTCATTTCACTAGGAAAAGTACAATCTTCAATTCCATTTTCTCCCTGTCTATATTCATCAAGTGAAATACTTTTTAACTTAATATTAGTTTTTTTGTTATAAGAACCTAATTTATAATCTAATTGATCCCCAATTTTTATATCCCTTGCTTCTACCCATTGATTATTTATTGAAAGAGGATGTTCTTTTGTCAATTCTAATTTTCTTCCATTTTGCAAGGTTAATTTAATTATTTCTTTTTTATCACTGCTATAAACTTTATCAATATAATCTCCATTAGATAAGTATAACTTATCTAATTCTTTCCAACCATTATTATTATAAATATTTTTATCAATTTCATCCATAAATAAAATTCCATCATCTAAAGTTCGAACATGATCTTTTGTTAAACAACCTTCAGGTTTTACTGAAGTCACCAATAGGGGTTTGTTAGTTCCATGTTCTTCAGCTATTTCATTTGCCGCATTCTGACCTGTTTCTCTCATTTTTTTCATAAGTTCAGCTTGTTTTTTATAATTTTCAGAAGTTCTAATCATTTCACTGATAGTATCTACTAAGTCTTTTTCATTACCTTTATACTCTTCTAATAGTTCTTCATATTCTTCTGAAGATGGTAAATTAAAACTATTCCATCCTAGAAGATTCATAGCATCTTGCCACCCCGTAACTGATAATCCCACTAACATATCTCTTTTATTAATATTATCCCAATCATTAAGTTCAAAATCAACAGAAGCCATTCTATATCCTGCTCTAGCAGACATTCTTTGAGCTTCTAATAATTCATCTAACATTAATTCATTATCATCATTTACAAATGAAACCATGTTAAGTGAAGTTAAATTACAAACACCTTGAGAGGACAATAGTATTTCGCTACATGGGTTAACCACTTCAAAGTTTTTCCTACGTTTACTGGCTTCTACTGCATTTACAAATCCTGGTTCTCCTGTATATCTCATTTGCTTCACATGCCAGTTTAATTTATCTCTACTAGGTTTATCTCTATAAAAAATAGAGTTATTGCTATTAGTCCTATGTGCAACTTCTTCATTTGTTTTCCATTCTCCATTCTCTTGAGTATAGAGATTACTCTTAGCTTGAGCTACTTCAGTATCTTCTGCATCAAATAAAGCAATCTGGGCTGACCTTCTAACTCCACCAGATACTACATTCTCTGCAATAATATTTCCAAAATCAAGAGCATCAATTGGCTTTAAATTATATTCTTTTGTGTTCTTATTTTTTAATACTTTATCTAATTTATCATACATTTTCTTTAAAGCGCCAAACCCGCTAGCTTCTCCGCCGAATGTTTTTAAGCGTTCACCTTTAGGTCTAATATTATCATAGTTAAAGATAATGTGTTCTAAATCTCTATAGAAACTATTAGTAAGAAAATCCAAGAAGTATTCTAAAGATTTAACCCATGCTTCTTTACTATCTCCAACAGTAATTTCAACAATATTAGCATCAGTGTCAAACTCAAATTCAGTTTGTTCATTTCTTTCATCTGTTGGAACTGGTTCATAGAATTTATGAGTAATACTAACATCAGTCCTAAATTTAGGTAATTTTTCCACATCTTCTGGAAGGATTCTGTATCCTGTACCAGAACCGATTAATAATAAATAAAACATATCAGTAAATCTATCTAGTGAATCAATTACTACTCCTGAGCAATTATAGTTACTCATAGGAAACTTTTCAGATCCACCAGTTTGAGCAGTAAATAAAGTCCTTCCAGCTACAAAGTTTCTAAAATTATAAATATTATCGAATAATTTTTTCTTTTCATCTTCTGAAGTTGGAAGTAAACTAGTATTATATTCAACAGCTCTTCTCACTGTCTCCCACCATTTTTCCCTTCTAGTTTCTTCTGGTACATATCTTGAATAGGTTCTGTAATAAATATATTCTCCAAGCTCAGTAGGAAAAGGGTTAGGTTGATGTTTATAATTACTAATAAAATCATCGGGTAATTCATTTTTATTACTTTTCTTATCTCTATTCTTATCTCTATTGTATCTATATAAGATATAAGATTTTCCAATATTGAAGTAACCATTGTTAAGAAGTTCAAACTCAACTCTATCTTGAATGTCTTCTACTTTAATAATTTCTTCTTCATAATTTAAAATAATATTCTCATTAATATCATCTGCTACTTCTTTAGCTATTTCCTTAGCTTCTTCCATATCAGTAACCTGTTCCAGTGAAGCTTGATAAATAGCATTTTCTATCTTATCAATATCAAAGTCGACTAGTTCTCCGTCTCTCTTTCTTACTTTTAAATCCATATTAACAAAACACTCCTTTTTATTTGTTGGGATATAATAAAAATCAATTTTAATAAATCTTTGGTATTATTTTGTTGTATATGGAATTTATATTTTTCATTTAAAATATCTCTAATAAGAAGATAAAAAAAAATAAGGTAAAATTAATTACCTTATTTAATATATTATAACTATTCGATATACTGGATGTAAATTTTAGACAAAACATGGTACTTCTCGTTAAAATTATTGAAAGTATCCATGTCTATACTTAACCGATCGTCTTGCTCCTCCTTAAACTTTTTGAACAAAGCTTCTTCCTCTTTATTTAATTTTTCTTCTAATAACTCATCTACCTTTTCTCTTTCAAATTCATCTAGTTTCTCTCCACCCAATATTTTGTCAAACAACTCTTGATAATTAAACATAATTTAAACCCTCCTAGTTTTTATTCAATATAATAATATATACTTAATTATAAAGCTAATATCAGTTTATCACTAGCTCTAGTTACCGCAGTATACAACCAATTCTTATGATACTTCCTATTCAATACTTCATTGAAGACCAACACTGAATCCCATTCAGATCCTTGAGACTTATGACAAGTAATCGCATAGCCAAAGTTGAATAGGTTCAAATTATCTACATTTCTTTTATAGAACTTTAATTCACTTTCATAATCTATAAATGATTGAGTATCTACTAAAATTTCTTTAAAATTATTATCAAAGCCAATAGGTCTAAAATCAAGACTAAATGTTCTAGCATAACTAGTATCATCTTCAGAAACATCATTCATAGCAGTTCCTATTAAGCCATTTATCAATGGAAAGTTGTCTCCGTTTTCATGTATAACTTTACCCCAATTATTTCTTTCACATATTAGTTTATCACCTTTAACTGGTAGATCGCCTTCAAAACCTTTAAGTTTCCTAATTTGTCTATTTATTCTATCTTTAGTTATATTCTTTCCTACTATAATTTGATCCATATTGAGTAACATCTTTTTATTAATTTCATATTTTGGAATAACCATTACTTTTATTTCACCTTTATCATTTTTATAAACTCCATAATCTATTTTTTCACCTTTATTAATCTTATTACTTATTTTAATGATAGGATTATTTAATGATTGTCGGTGAGGGGTATCAAAATTATAATCGGGGTTATCGAAGTAATCGATATGACCGGAGTTTGCAATTGCAGGCAATTGTGCAGAGTCGCCAATTAGTATTATATTTCTATTATAATCTAATAAGTCTTTCATAATCTTATCAGAAACCATAGCTGCTTCATCTATCACAAGTAGTTTTATTCTCTTATCAATTTCATCTCTTTTCTTAAATTTAACTTCAGTTTTCTTAGTTTTCGGGTTAAACTTTTCATAAGGTTGATAGATTAATTTATGAATAGTACTTGAATTTTTATTTCCTTTTTGTTTTAAAACTAATGAAGCTTTACCCGTAAACGCTAAGTATCTGATTTCATTTTCTTCCAGATTTAACTCATCTGTGGCAATCTTAATCACAGAGCTTTTACCACTTCCAGCTACTCCTGAAAGAGTGAATACTTGTTTATCTTTTTGCATTCTATACCATAATTTAATCTTCTTTACTGCTGTTCTTTGATCTTTAGAAAGATCATCAAAAGTTAACAAACTTTAATCACCTTCTTTCTTTAATTTATACTCCATCTTTAATTTTTGGTAATATGGTTTTAATTGATGAAAATTTATATGAGATTTTCCATTTCCATCATCAACTAAAATAGAAAAATTATTAGATAGTGTAGACTCTAAATTAAATATTATCAATGAAATTAGTTTCTTTTTACTTTCTAAGTCTAATTTTAATCCTAATTCTTTAAATTCAATTACTACTTTATTATTTTCCATAAAAATATTTAATACTTTATTCTCTTTATATTCATCGTCAAGTCCAATATTATAAGAAAATTCTATATTTTCAGTTATATCATTAATATTAAAAATAATATTATTACCAAATACTTCATCTCTAAAAGTTTTTATGATATAATCATCTGGATGAGGAATGGAACCCCTAAAATATATTTTCATCACTAATCATCCTTTTTCTTTAATTTATACTCCATAAAATATTTTTTTATATCATTTGCCTTAATCTTATCTTCTTCATTTTTATATTTAATTATAATAGAATATTTTTTAATATCAATATCAGTGTTAAAAAGGATTATCGATGTAATATTTTTTCTTATTTTTGAACTGTAGTCAAATCTTTCTTTAAACTCTATAGTTATTTCTCCATCTTTTAATTTTAATTCTAAAATTTCAATCTCACTATTATCTAGTTCATAAGTGATAGTAATTGATTTATCCTTATTTAGAACAAATGAATTTTCACTTTTTATTAGATCTTCAATCATGCTTTTCATCATAGAATCTCTAAACATATCTTTTAAAAAATCATGCTTATCATCTGATATTGACATAGCCGGATTTTTCATATATTAATCATCCTTCTTATAATGGGTATAATATTCCACTATGGCTCTAAAAATAGTCTTATTCTTATGTTTACCGTTCTTTTTTATTTTAATTGTAGGGGAAGTTATAACTACTTCCCATTCATTGAATTTTAATTTATAATAAGTTAATCTTCTTTTACCATCTTCTTCTAAGAGAAATTGTTCTATTAAATAATCCATATGCCTATTAAATTCAATAGGATCATAGAAATCTAACGTAGAATCTTTAGATGCTAACAATGGTTTCTCTCCAGTGAAATAGATGTTCTTATCTTCATTCCTATTAGGTATCAATAAATACTTATCAGATAGTCTCAATATTATTCCTCCTTATTTAATTTATTTTCCATTACGCATTTTTTAAGTTCTTTCTTACTCACTTTTTTAATGACAGACTTTTTTACATAAGGATTATGAGCTTTAATTTCAAAACTGTTAATATTATCTATTAAATCTTTAAAGACCATCGAGTAATTTTTCAGAACCTTAAGATCGATATCATTTAAATCGTCAGTATTGAATTTATAAGAATATCTTTCAAAATGAGAAAATATTCTTTCTACTATGATGACATCAATGGTTTCACCATTAATCACAACATTCATTTCATTATTTAGCGTTGCTTTCTTCCAGACCTTCGAAACCTCTATATTATTGAAGGTTGATTCAATATTATATTGGCTTTCATCTATTTCTTCCACAAATACTTCATTTTCATTAAATTTTGTTACAAGTTGCAACAAATTTCTTTGAAGTATATCTTTAATGTTATCCATTAATCATCATCCTTATTTAATTTATTTTCCATTTTCAATTTTTTGACCATTACATCAACATTCTCTTCTTCTATTTCATTTACTATCTTTAAATTCTTATATTCTCTATAAATATATTTATCTGATATTATATCTTTATTAATATCATATTCTTTTAATTTTTCATCAACTATTGATTTTACTTTATAAAAATAATTTTTATATCCCTTAATTCTCTGTTTACTACTTTTAGAATTTAACATGATGTTTATGATATACTTAATTTCTATAATATTTTCACTATTATATGGATGAATATGAATTTCAAATCCGTTTTCTCCATATTTATCAGTAGTATTTACTATCAATATTTCTTTTTCATCATCTTCGTGTCTATATTTATTAACATCTATCAATTCTATATTTTCGTCATCCTTAGAAAAATTTCCTCTTTCTCGATAATGGTAATAATCTGAGATGAAATAACTATAGATGTCTAAAGCTAATAATCTACACTTATTATAATTATTCAATTTCATTATTAAACCCCCTTTATTAATTTTACCAACTAGTTCCATTTTTATTGTATGAATAAGGAGTTGAAAGATCATTGAAGAAATCTTTGATATCAGAAAAACTATCTTCATCTTTATCTTGGAGATTTACGTCATTCAATCTATTTTCTAATAATTGTTTTTTAAACTCTTCACTGGTCATTTTTATTATATCTAACTCATCTGCTTCTTTATTAATTATATAAATATTAACTAGTTTAACGTATCCAATTATATTTTTCATGGATTGCTCTATTGCAAACAACATCCTATTTACTATATCTTCATTGGTATAAATATCCCTAGCTGAATGGTAAGCTTCCATTCTAATATTCAATTCATCATCTTCGGTAAACATCAATTTTAATCTAAACGAATCACTTCCGTGTCCTGTAAAGAACTTATTGAAATGTAAGTTCAATCCATTATTTATCTTAGATAATCTAAAATCTAAATCATCTTCCATGAATAGATTCACCAAGTTATTATTGATCTTATTCTTTATTTCTTCTAATTCTTTACTCATTCTGATCTCTCCTTCAATTTATTTTCCATCTTGTATTTCTTAATCTTATTATTAATTAAATTAATATCTACCTTCTTTCTATCTATTTCGTTTACATGAGTTGGCGTGATATTAAAATTTTTAGATAAATAAGTAGAATGTATTATAAAACTATCTATATTATTTTCTAAATCTATTAATATAGGAAGAACTAATTTAATAGATTCTTTATCAATATGATTTAACTCCCTTATAAATTTATATTCACCTCTCATATGACCTCTTTCAATATTATCATCAAGTTCTATATCAAGTTCAATAGTTATTTTATCACTATCTTTTTCTATTCCTATAACTCTTATTTTTAATCTATTTACTTCAAATATAAAAATATTTCTATTTTTAGAATTATCATATTTAAAGAATTCAAAATCAAGCCGACTATTATCGAAGCAAAATTTACCTATATTCCTGTAAAATATTTCTATAGTATTCATCTACTTTACCACCTTCCAGATAATGATAATTAAACTTACCTAGCTTTCTTTCCATTATACTTTTTCTTATCATATTAGTAGTTATTATATAATAATATCTGTCATCAAACCATTCACTTAATTCTTTATATTTCCAATTAAATTCCATAGCAACTTCAAAATCATCATTATGTTTTCCTTCTTTGTATAAGTTAAATAAGACTTCATAATATAATGAATCAAATGTTTCTTCTAAATCTAAATAAGAATATTCGTTTGTATTAACTATTTTAAATATCACTAATTTAATATTATCTTTATAATCAACTTTTAATTCAATAAAATCATTTGAATAATAATTTCCATTAATAAATGTGTTATCTCCACTTTTTTTATTATAATTTATATTAGAAGAAACTATATCTATAACTTCATCTCTATTCATTGTGATCATCTCCTATAATAAAATTAACTCCTTTATTTTTTACTTTTAGTTCCATTATTATCTTTTTATATAAATTATCTAAATCTTGTCTCATTGATTGTCCTCTGCTTTTATCATAATTCCATAATATTAACGTCCCAGGTTTAATTATATTTAATTCATATTTAATTATTATTTTCCTAAGATAATAATAGATATTCTGAAAGCAGATCTTCCAAAAGTGGTCGACTCCTTCTAGATCGTCATAAGAATTAAAATGAATCTCTATCTCTAAACTATAGTCTTCAAAGATATTTTTAAAGATTATATTGAAATTGACCAGTGGATACTCCAGTTTCATCTCTATCTTGTTCTTATCTGTTTTGTATCTATATTCAAACTTAAATTCAAGCTCTTCTAAACGAGTCAATAACTTTATAGGATTATTTACATCTTTATCATTATATTTCATTAACAGTTTTTCTAGATCTTTTCCAATCAGTTTTAATTCCATTCATTTTTCCCCCTTTCTGTTAATCCCCTCTAATTAATTTATTCGAAATAAAATTTATTTTTCCTACTCAAAATAATAATATATACTTAATTTTGTATTTAACAATTCTATAATATAGTGTAATATGAGGGAGTGATTTTATTGGAAATTAATGATATCAATGAGTTAGAAAAATATAACTTGAATGGTTTCCTAACGGGGACGGTAATGATAAATGATGATCCTAAGAAAGAAGGAAGAATAGGTGTTTGGATGCCTAAATTAATGGGAAACATTAGTAAAAACGGTCAGCCTAAGATGGATAAAGAAAGCTTTACCAACAATATGCAAGCTAATGAAAATAATATAAATCCCAATTCTCCTATTAGTAACAGTAATTACTGGTGGGTGAGACCTACTAACATGGTAGATGTAGCCAAGCAAACTGAGCAGTACAAGGAAAACGGTGATAAAGTAGAGTCATATAATCTAGAGACAGTTCAAAGTTCTCAAGGCTCTTATAGAGTTCCTAGACTCGGTCAAGAAATCATAGTAATATTTCTTGATGGAGATCCTCAGAAAGGTTATTATTTACCATTGACTCCGACAACAACTCAAGAAGTTATAGATGCTTTACACATTTATAATAAAGATAATTGGAATGATTTGAGTAAGAAAAAGAATATAGAAGTTATCAGAGAGTATTGGAATGGAAATATAATAGCAGTAGACACTAATCCAGAGACTAATACTTTAACTATTACTTTCGATGATGGAGAAGGAAGCAAAGGACATGAATTTAGGATAGAGTATAATGACAATGTGTCACAGATCGAAATAACTACTAAAGAAGGTCACAACTTTCTCATAGATGATTACCATAAGAATATTAAGATAAACACTATTAATGGACATTTCATAGAGATGAATGACCCTGGCGGAACTGCTGACGATGAAACTTCGGAAGATTACATTCACCTTGAGACAGTCAAAGGGCACAAGATAAAGATGGATGATAAAAACAATGTAATAGATATTCAAGATTTTAATGGAAATCAAATAATATTTAAAACTGACAGCAATGATATAGATATTACAGTTGCTAATAATCTTAATATAACTGCTGCAAACAACGTTAATGTTAATGCAGGGAACGCTATTAACCATACTGCAGGTAGTGCTATTAATGACAATGCAGGTGCTATCCATCATAATTAATATATGAAAGGAATGATTACTATATGCCAGCGATAACTAGATTAGGAGATGATACAAAAGGACACGGATGCTTTCCAGCCAGACCGAGTGTAGCAGCTAGTGGAGATGTTTTTGCTAATGGAAAAGGAATGGTTAGATTGGGAGACGCTTATGATACACACTGTTGTGGTCCAGATTGCCATGATGGAGTACTTTCAGCAGGGAGTCCGAATGTATTCGTTAATGGCAAACCTGTAGGAAGGGTCAATGATCCTGTAGATTGTGGAGACACAGTTGGAGTGGGATCTCCAAACGTTTTTGCCAATTAAAGAAGGAGGTAATTATATGAAATACAAAGAATTAATAGAACAAAAAGCTGAAGAACACGGAATACCTAGCGATTTATTAAAAGCTTTAATAGAAACTGAATCTAGTTTTAATACCTATGCAATTAGATATGAAAAAGGATATCCATATTTAGTTGAACCATTCGACCAATTCCATTTCCATACTAATACAGAAAAAGTTTCACAGCAAATAAGCTGGGGTTTGATGCAAATTTTAGGATCTGTTGCAAGAGAACGTGGCTTTGAAGGAAGATTTAATAGTGAATTAATGGAGCCTGAAGTTGGATTAGAATACGGATGTAGGCATCTTAAATATTACTATAATAGATATAATAATTGGAATGATGCTGTTTCTGCATATAACCAAGGAAGTAATAGAAAAGATGATGAGGGAAACTATCAAAACCAAAGTTATGTTAACAAAATAATAAAAAGAAAAAAGAAATATAATTAAATCTAGGAGGAATAATTTATGTTAGAAAAATTACAAAAAGCTAGAGGAATTTTAGGATTCTTGGCAGAACTGATCCAACACATTATGGATTTTGTAAAGATCGCTGAAAAGGAAGACACTGAAGACGGACAAAAGCATGGTGCAGAGAAGAAGAAAGTTGTAATGGATCTCATCGACACTGTAGTAGAAGCTTTAGAAGAAAATGGAGTGGAACTTCCAGTTAAAAGGGAAACAATTATGGATGTAACAGATAAAGTTATAGATATCGCTGTTGCTTTCTATAATGCAGTTAATTTTTTTCGAAGCAAATCTGAGTAATATAGACATAGAATATTGGACACAAACTAAAGAACAGAGATTCATAAAGATGACCGAAGAAAAATGGAATAAGATAGAGAAAGATATCCGTGAGAAATTTGAAAAAGAGACAGAAGAAATCCAAGACAACCTATTACAACAAGAAGAATTGGATTTTGACAAAAAGATAGAACAAGCAGGAAAGGATTATTTTGAAAGAAATAGTTAATTCCTAAATATAGACCTTTGGATATTATTATATCTGAAGGTCTTTTTATTTTTTATAGATAGGAGTGTATAATAGAGATGTATAAAATTCATAATTATAAAAAGAATAAAAGAGATAAAAGAGTCGACCATATAATTCTAACTCAAGCTAAAAATTTATATGAAAAGGGAACTTACTTACAGCCAGATAATATGCTGGGTAGTTACCATTATACTTGGGGAGATTGGCAGAAGTATTTTTACGAAGAATTGAAGCGCAGGAGACTTCCTATGCATTATTATACAGAACTTGTAGATCAAGATTATGTAATATATAAAGGATTGAATAAGTATACGAGAAGTAACTTTCTCCAAGATCTAGTTAAACATCAAATAATACCTTATAGATATTTGGATGCGTTGCTAGTGGTCATTGGGGAAGATTATACGGTTGACCCTATGGATAAGAGGATGTTCAACCATCTTTCTGACAAATTATTTTCTGAAATTATGTATTATAACGATATTAATTTGAACCAAGTTATCTATTTAGATGACATTTTAGTGAGAGATTGGAAGAAATTATTAAAAGATTCTCCACTAGAATATCAGATAGAAACAGCAAAATTTTTCGACCCGCACTACATGTATATACAGATGAAAGATTATAAGAAGCATTAATATGAAGGTAGGTGAATATCTAAATGCCTAAGTTTTCAGAACAGTACGATAGTGGAAATTATCCAGATATTAGAGATAGTATAAATAATAGTAAGGGTAATAAACTAAATATCAAAAATGTTAGCGATAAGATAAATTCTAATGATCAAATTGTATGGACTACTAATAATGTATTTAAGAAATATAAAGATATATTGAGTCAGTACACGATAGAGATTGAACTGAAAGATAACGAAAAATTTAAACCTCATTTCCTATCCAAGAGATACTACGGAGTTCAAGATCTTTGGTATTTAATACTTTTAATGAATGACATGCATAGCATAATGGAATTCAATAAGAAAAAAGTGAAAGTGTTTAATAGAAAATATATCGAAATTATTAATAAAATATTAATAGAAAATGAAGATAAGATAGGAAAAATAAGAAAATTAAGTGATTTAACCTATAAAAAAATTAAATAAAAATAAAAATCCTAATACATCTATAAAATGTATTAGGATTAACTTTATTTTAATTAAAACCTAAATTAAATGAATCAGAATCGTTCATATCTAATTTTTTATTCTTGCTCTTCTTTTGTTTTATCTTAGGTTGTAGATTGCTGTTGGAATTACTCTTTGGAGTGAACTCTTCTAACTCGTCTGCTAAACTCTCCACGCAGTAATTTTCTCCTGTATTATAATCTTCTTTGAGTTTCATACCATTTTCGAATTCGTAATTAATATATTTCGGTCCAGTTTCTTTACCTCTCATTTTCACTCTCTTCATAGCTAAGTACTCTTTATCAGTTGAAACTTGCAGTTCTTTATTAAGAATAATAGCAACATCAGTGTTCTCGACGATCAACATTGAATCCCCTACATTGTGCTGACCTAGTAGTTTACCTTTATCAGCCTTCCCATCGGCAACCTCTTCTAATTTTCTGTATGAATCTCTATTAAGTTGAGAAGCAGTTACTACTGGAATATTATGGGTTTTGGCGATAACGCTGAGTTCATTTACAATAGCCATTCTATATTCATCTAGATTTGTTAGATCTATATAAGTTTGATACTTCTATATATTTCTATATAGTTTAGACTATATCTTCATCTTTATTATAAGATGTCTTCCTATTTCCACTTCACTTAAAGCGTACTGATAGTCGTTGAATGTTCTTATTATCAAAATATAATAAGATTCACTGCTTATTACCATAATGGTTTCCAAGCAATTAAGGAAGAACCGGCACTATTGCTGTTTACCGTACTCTTGATACTTGTTATCACTAAAGCTTTCGATAGATTTAATTCTCTTAATGTAATCATGAATGAGCATTTTAACTTCGTAACCTTCTGTGGCTAATTCGTCAATATACGCATCAAGATCAGATGTGTCGATACTTCTATTAGGTTTATATACATTTTTAAAGTTATCAGAAACAAAACCCGCTTTATTAAGTTCGTAGACCGCTTTTTTAGGACTGAATGTAGCAATTGCAACTTCCTCACCCACAAAATGTGACCAAATTCTTTCAAAAGTTTCTTGATTGGTATTTTCTTGAGATACCATCAAGATTAAAGGTTTTTTAGTTGGATCTTCTGTTTGCATATCTTTATTATATTTTAATCCCCAAAGTGCAGAGTTGAGTAACATACCAGATTTCCACCCACCACTGATAGCAAAATAGGTATATACTCTTCCTGCTTCATAACCATGTCCACCTAACATATCATTTAAACCTTTTAATCCAGTAGTGATGTAATTACTATTTTTATTTTTATTATTGATAGTTATTTCTGCAATATTCATTAATGAATCAGAATTATTACCAAAATCAGTCATTTCGTACTTCTTCTTAGCTTCTACTTCTTTAAGTTTGTTCAATAATGTATTTAAATTACTCGTCAGAGGATTAACTATTTCCATTAGATTTTTAAAATCACCTGTATCTAATTTTAATAGAAGATTACTTAACTTATCTTTCTTTTTAAATAGTACTTTATACTGTAGCATATTTGAAATTCTTCCATCAATAAAAGCAACCATATCATTACTTAAATCATCATCGTTATTAATTAATTCTTGATATATATCATTGATTTCTTTATCAAATTCTCCACCAATTGGATAGTACTTTAACATATTATAATCTTGAATGCCCTTATCGATGTAACCTTCTACTAATTTATTAATAAGATAAATCCTAACTTCCATAGCTCTATTATCATTAAAGTCTTCGATATCTATAATATCAAAGAGCTTCTTAATTTTATAATAAGATTTTTTAGTAACCAGTGTATTCTCTGAGAAAATCATCTGGATAATATTATCTAATAGTGAAATATCTAAGTGTATTTTGTAAGCATCGCTGTTCATAACTAAAAATTACCCCCTGAGTTTGTATTTTTATCTTGATCTGTATTAATTAGTTCGGAAAGTAAAAAATATTTTTTCGTTTAAAATTTTTGCTCTGTTTCTCACGTGAGTAATTATTTAGTTTGTCGAGGGAAAAAAATTAACGAGTAAAAAAAGAAAAGCAGATTTATTTCTGCTTTTCTTTTAGATTTTGAATGAATTCTCCGATGATGACTTCTTCATTTTCTTTATCATTTAAGTGGATGTTTTCTATTATCTCCTCTTGCTTACTCTCCAGGGCGGTGTTTTGGAATTGAATCTTATTACTGTTTGGATTAAAATTGATATTACTTTCTTTTTCTTCACTGCTCATTAACTTTCACCTCTTATTTAATATTAAACAATGATCTATTTTTTCTTTGACATATTTATTAAAGTTATTTATATTTTTTTGATCAATATTATTTTTTAATGAGTTAATTATTATTTCTTCATAATTTGACGAATGATGAAGTCTTAATAATTTATTAAAATTGTTATTATTTGAATTTATAAATTCATGTTTGTTTAAATCTAATTTCATCCTATAATCAAAATCTGCATTAAAATAGTCTTCTAAATTTTTATTATAAAAATGATATTGTCCATCAACTTCAATTATTAAATTTTTATTAGGTAGATAAAAATCAAATTCTTGTTTTACTTTATAGTTACATTTATGATCTCTAAAATAAGGAATAAATTCTATATTTAATTTTTTTAAAATTTTAGAAACTTTCCATTCATAAGATGACATTGTTTTTTTAAAACCAAATTTTTCTCTTAATGAATTAATACTACCATGATAGTTATTTAAATATACTAAAAAATTATAATAACCCTCTTCTTGTAATATAGAACTACTAGGAATAGTCCCAAATTCTTCTATAATTTTTTCGGCTTCTTTTAATATATTTTCCTCTTTTTTCCAATAATTAGTTGATTTAGTTGTTGGTTCAATTCCAAATTCTTTTTTTATATCATTAAAACTACCTTTATAATATAAAGTAACTGCACCTAAGAAATTATAATAATTATTATCTCTTAAAATATCAGCAGTTGGAATAGTCCCAAATTCTTCTATAATTTTTTCAGCTTCTTTTAATATATTTTCCTCTTTTTTCCAATAATTTCTCTTTTTTCTTGTTCTTTTTAAACCAAATTTTTCTCTTAATTCTTCTAGTCCAAAATTATGATGGATAGCTAAAGCATTAATAATTTTTTTATATTTACTATTTAATAATATAGAAGTTTTAGGAATAGTCCCAAATTCTTCTATAATTTTTTCAGCTTCTTTTAATATATTTTCCTCTTTTTTCCAATAAATAGTTGATTTGCGACTATTGGAAACTATACCTAAATCTTGTTTTAATTGAACTATCCCTCCACCATAATGTCTCTGAACTGCAATTAAAAAACCTGAATTTATTTCTTTATATTTAGGAAAACCACCATTATTATTTGAAGCTATTTTTTTAGCTTCTTTTATTATTTTTTCTTTTGTCCAAATATAACCGCCTTTTCTCTTCATTTTAAATTTTATATTATATTTTTTACAATATTTTCTTAATGTATTTTTACTTATGTTAATATTTTTTGAAGCTTCATTTAAATTCAAGTATGTTTTAGACAATTCTAATAAAAATTGTTTGAAGGGTTTTTCTCCAAACTTTTTCTTTACTAATTTAAAATTAAATATTTTATTTTTAAATAATTCATTAAATTTCTCTTCAGTTATTTTCATTAATATTTCAATCCCCCTAATTATTTAAAAAAATTATCCTAGATGCTATCAACATCTAGGAATATTAATAATTCTACCAAAGCCCTTTTACTTTTCTATCATTATATTTAACTTCTTTCTTTTTTTCTCTAACAGTATTTGACTGTAAATTATTCTCATGTCTCCATTTAGCTATTGCAGAAGGATGAGAATTTAATTCACGTGCAATACTATTATCATTTAAACCTCTTTCATATAATTCTCTTCTCTTTTCTTTTTTATCTTTCTTTTTAAAATTAGATTCTAATCTTTCTTTATTCATTTCTTTTCTTTCTTTACTAACATTTTCCTGTAAGTTATTCTTTCTCCTCCAATTCTCCACTATTCTTGGACTTATATTTAACCGACTGGCAATTTCCCTATCAGACATTCCTCTCATAAATAATTGCTGTATAAACATTTCTAATCTTTTCATAATTAATCCCTCCTAATTATTTTAATAAATCAGACTTAAGCATAGTTAAATGCTTAAGTCCATTTGTTCATTATAATAATATATCTTTCATTTTTTATTTATTACACTAGCTATCGCTCTCATTGTGATGAACGCAAAGTATACTATAAATGTCTGATAAAAGAGCTTCATGAATATAGTCGTAACAAGAGTCACATGTAGTACGTTATATACAAGAGTCAGTACAATGGAAGTCTTTAAAATCTTAATAAACTTGTTCCAAAAAGAATTAGAAACCATTCCATCAAAGTAGTTCATTAATGAATAACCATCTAATATAAATTTATCGATAACTAAGACTGCTATAAATGACTGTAAAAATTGAAAGAAACTAAATACTATTATATTAATATTATCACATCCTAGTCAGATGGAGTAGTCAATTCCACAATTTTTTCTTCTGAAATTTCTATATCTTGTTCCATCTCTATATATTTTTGAACTGTGATAGGTAAAGTATATTCCCTATCAGTAATAAACTTATACTTATCTAGTTCCTCTTCTTTCTTCTCTTTTTCTTTCTCAAACTTTTCACTATTATCTATTTTAACACCCTTTTGATTGTTAAATTTTTCTTGGATAATAGATAGATTACTAGCGTCTTCCGCAGTTTGATTGCCTAACTTGAACTTCACATTGTCATACTTATTTTTAAGGGATTCTAACTTCTCCACCTGTTCTTCAATATCTTTATTAAGATCTACTACTTCATTGATTCTGAAAGTCATGTATTCAGGAGCTTCAGTGTTCTCTATGAAATCAACATCCAGTTCGGTGCTGTCAGGGTCATACAAAATAGATAGGAAACCTTTAGGTTTTTCTTCTCCATAAGCAAACCTACTAAAAGATCCTGGATAGTAAAAATCGTTATAGAACTTTCTACTATGAATATGTCCCATCATCATCCCAGCATGATAATATTCAGCAAATTCTTTACTATCAAATATAGGTGCAGAGCTTAACGTACTTTCACTCTCTTGTTGTTGCGAGGTAAATGCAGAAAAGTCCATGGTACAATGTGCAAAGATCATATCATACTTAGTCTCTTCATCTACTTCTTCAAAATATTCCTTATAGTATTCATGATAGTCACTCATATATTCCTCTGGCATATGAAGTACTACGAAATTTTCTCTCATTTCTTCAGCGTGGACTTTATTGATTATTTTAATGTCACCCTTACGTTCTAAATATTTAAAATTATCCAATTGTTGATAATCATGAGTTTGAGTTCCTTTAAGTATTCTCAATGAAATATCATTATCTAAACATAATTGAGCTAGATCATCTATAAAATCAATAGCCAATCTAACTGTCTTATGATTAAAACTAAACTTTCTATGAAAGATATCTCCACCCACAACTATAAAGTCTAAATCATGTTTATCTTTTTTAGCTTTACTTAAAAATATGTTATACAATTCATCTGTTAATTTTTTATCATCATTCGCACCATAGTGTAAATCAGTAACAAATAGTCCATATATCTTATCATTTCTCATTAATTAATTCCCCCTTATATAATTATATTTTTGTTTCCTTTAATTTTTTAATTTATTTTAAATCCTTCCATTCTAATTTCCATTATTGCTTTTTGAAATTCGATATTATAATTCCATTCATTGCAATAGTCGCTGATAAATTCTTTTTCTTTACTTTTTAATATTAAAGAAGAAATAACTCTTGATTTATTATCGCAAGTATCAATCATTGCTTTTATTATTCTTTTATATTTTACTTCTTTTATATTATGATAATTATTTAAAGGATCTATTAAAGGGAAAACTTCATCATTAAAATTGAAATAATGAGTGAAAAAATTATTGAACTCATCATATCCAATTTTCCAATAATCTAATAATTGATATACAGCCATAAATAAGTCATAATATTCCGAGTTACTATCACATAGTTCTATTATTTTTAATATAGAACTTGAAACTTCAGATTCACTTAGTATTTTTATTTTTCGATTAAGATAATTTCTAAATAAACTTATTATTTCTCTTACATCTTCTATATCTTTATATTCTTCATCTTCTAAAGCAAGAATAAATTCGTTTCTCATATGGAACATCCTGTCTCTATTTCTTAGTTTCTCTAATCTATTAATAAGTTTAGGATCATTCATATAATAACCTCCTTATTCTTCTTCCATGTAACCACCAGAAATATTATCATCCAATATCTTATTCAATTCGTCTTTAGAAACTGTATCATTATAAATATGCCCTAATTCTGTTTGCAATATTTCTTTAGCTTGCATGAAATTACTTAAGTTAACATCTCTCCCATTTCTTTTAAGTGCCTTTTCTATTACATCAGCATCAATGCTAAACTTGATATCTACTTTTTCCATTTCCATTATTAACCTCTCCTTTTTAATTTGATTTCTAATAATAATTTTTTTCTAATAGTTTCTATTTGTTTATAATTTTTTTTAATATAATTTATTACTTCTTTATCATTTAATAATCTTAAAATACGATCAATCATAAAGATATCTATATATTCTTTATTATAATATATTAATTCCATCAAATCAGGGATTAAATACATTTTTTGAATTTCGTCTGTCTTTGCTCCATAAGATATACTATTAAATAACATACTTATATATCCAAATATTATAGGTTCATAATATCTATTGTCAGTAGGAATATATTCATTTAATAGGTAATTAAATTCCTTATTGAACTGATTCAACGAAAAATCAGTATTGTCTATATTTTCCCTTAATGAATTCCTATACATTGTGTAAAATTCAGTTGCTCTCTGATCTGCACTCTTATTAACTTTTAAGAGTCTTAAAGATTCCTTATCATTTAGATATTCCATATTAATCATCTCCTAACTTCATTTCCATTTCAATCTTGATCCTATCTTTTTTAGGAAAGAATTGAAGTAAAATATGGTAATCATTATTTATATAGTTTAAAGCCAAGCAAATTTCTTTTCTTTCTTTATAGTTACTGAGATAAGAAGAAAGAATCTCTAAAATTTCTTTGTTATAATCATAATCAGAACAGTAGTAATAGAAATGAGAAATTACATTTACTATAAAATCAATTTTATTATATTCTTCATAATATAATAAAAAATCTAAGATAGATTTAATCAAAGAATCTAATTTCTCTTTTTCTATGAATTTATAATAATACTTGTATCCATTAAAAATGCTATAGCTATTAACTACAAAATTCTTCTTAACTAGATGTTTATACATATCAGTTATCTTTATTAGTTCCTCAATAGCTATTCCTTCTCGATTTTTAACATATCTATCTAAATGATAAATAATTTCATCAAAAGGAATCATATTCTCCATTAATTCTATATCAAAACTTGTATAGGTGTAGACCATCTCTCTTAATTTATTATAAAATGGATAATACGTGTTAATATAATCCCACTCAGTCATTTCAATAGTTAACTCACTATAGTTAAGAAACCTATCAATAGTTTCCCTCCATAATACACTGTTAGTATCTCCATCAAAGACAAAATCGTTTACGACTTTTCTATCAGAAGAATGACTCCAAAATCTTTTTTCATTAGTAGTATCCATTATTTTCCTCATCTCCCAATTTGAGTTCCATTCTTATCTTCTTTTGTTCTTTATCGGTAAAGTATTTAGTTAATTCTTCATCACCCACCCAGTATTTCGAAAGTAAAAATTCACAAGCTCTTTTCTTAGATTTGAAAGTAGTTAAATATTTGACTAATATTTTAATTATTTTTTCCCTATGAGGAGTATTTCCCATCTCAAACAAAGGGAATCCATACTGTAAGATCAAATTTTCTGGGAGTTTACTGAATTCCACAAAAGTATCAAACGATTGCCTTATAAACCCCTCCACATATGGGAAATCATTTTCATATAAATAACTATACCACATTATTATATGATCAGCATTAACTATTCTATTTTTACTCAGTAGATCATTATAGATATCATTAAATAATATTTTTTCATGAGTCAAAACTTTTCCTTCAAATGTACTTAAATAAGTAAAGAATATATCTATAATATGATTAAAATCTAATGGTGTGAGTGTATTAGAAGATTCCATTATTTCTTCGTGTTTTTTAATTAATTTATTCAGTTGAGTTACAAATAAATAGTCTACAGTAGTAACTGATGCCATTGTAGGTTTATATGTCTCTTGCATATTTTTCTTTTCTTCATATTGAGTTTTCATATATTCTATATCTAAAAATTCGTTAATTGTTAGTTTCCAGTTAACTTCACCATCTATATACACAATCTCATTAAATCCATCGAAGTTTTCTATCATTATTAATACCCCTTTTCTAATCTGAACTCCATTTTTAAACGCTTTCTATCTTTTTCAGAAAAATATTTTGCTAACCTTTCATAATGAATATCTGAGTTTTCTAAGTATTCACAAACTCTTTTTTTATACTTATATGAATCAAAATATTTAGATATTATTTTTATTATTTTTTCACTATGATTTAATTTTTGACTTCTAAACAATAATAAATTACCTAAAATTAATTTGTCATAT